ATGTTCGCGCTGGTACTTTTTGTATGTTACCTGGATGGAGGATGCGAGGATATTGTCGTGGACATCTACGATACCGAGCAGCAGTGTCTTTATTCGATGGACGATCAACGGATTCGCCATGGCGGCTGTTTTCCGGTAGAGGATTTTATCGACGGCTTCTGGCGACCTGCGCAGCAATATAGCGATTTTTAACCCTGGTCGCTGATACCGCTATTGTATCCGCGCTAACGTCAATTGCCCGCCAAATACCGCGCCCGTATCAATATAGTGTACGTTGGCGAAATCCATGCGCCGACGCAACGGCGTATGGCCAAACCAAAAATGATCGGCTCCGCTAATCCCGCCGCGCTTATTTATGAGCCGTTCGCGGCTCCAGAGAACCTGATGTAAGTCGACCTTTTTTTGCCATTGATAGGTTGACGCTGGATAATCTGCATGAGCGATCACATGCGTGCTATGGCGGCAGCGAACTTCCAGTATCCAGGGCAGCCGCTGACAAAGGATAAAAAGCGCTTCAGCTTGCGCAGCGTGTTCAGCCGTCAGGCGGGTAAACCAGTCGCCACCATTCATCAACCACAGCGTCGACTGCGATGAGGCCCGCGCATCCAGCGCCATTTGTTCATGATTGCCGCGAACCGCCGTCATCCAGGACTCACGCAGTAAAGCCAGGCAACCCAGGCTGTCCGGGCCTCTATCAATGAGATCGCCCACAGAAACTAACAAGTCTTGTTGCGGATCAAATCGACACTCACGTAACCTTTTCATTAACATTGAAAAACAGCCGTGAATATCGCCGACCACCCAGACATGCCGCCAATTCTTTGCCTCTATTCGCTGATAAATCTCTTCAGGCCGCATCATATTTTTCCTGTCGTTCATTATCCAGGACAGATATAAAAGGATAGCGTGTGCAGATTTTCTTGCTTAGTAAACGTGCTCTGTTGTAAATAGCGAATTTCATCAGTAGCGAGTAAATACTTTGTTATTATCGCAATAAAATATAACTGGCTGCGCCAGGGGAGTATTATCCCCTGGCGCAGCGAGCTACTCACTATCGCCTGTTCACGTTCAATATTCTCCCTCCTTAAAAGCATGCCAAAAACATAAACCACATATCGACACCACAGGCTTCAGCACACTCTTTAGCTGAGTGAGACGCAAGGCAAACCAGCGCCAATGCAGGTGTCGTTACCGTGGCGACCATCACCCCCACAAACAGGAGCAGCATAATTTTTTTTAAAGGCGGCATAACCTCTCCTGACAGTTAACAGACCATTAATCCTTATCGAGACATCATCCGTGCGCGGGTATCATAGACTTAACAACACGCAGCGTTACAAAAAAAGCTGTCTGGTTACACCGGTATTTAGAGTAATAACAATTATTTTAAGTTTTAAGGGTATCCATTTGATTTTTATATTAAAATAAAGATGACGACGTTTTGTTAAAAGCGTCGCCATAAAAATGAATATATAGTTTCAGAAAATCTGCTATTAATTCATATGGTTAATAGCAGTATTGTGTTTGCTATCTTCAGGAGGCATTCTGAAGATACTTATTCGCGATATTTTCTATAGTTAGCTGAAATTGTTGTGGCGTCGGCATCGTCCCCTTATTAAACAGCGGCGTAACTTCTTTCATAACGATTTTCTCAGCATACGCTTTAAAAGACACCTGCTGATTATGATTTATAAACATATGCGGATATTTAATGCTCGCTGCAGCAATGAGGGGGACGACAAAAGGATTCGCCCCTGCCCCACCTGGAGTAAATACGCCGTTTTTTATCTCCCCAGGTAGCCCCGCATTCTGCGCAGCCTCTCCTATCTCTTTCAGAAAGGGGGTAATACTGACCCCTTTACTGATGAGTAATTTACAACAGTGATCTTTATTATTACTGTACACGGCTGATAACATGGCTTCGCATGTCTGACGAGCATAGGCCGGATCTTTACTCGCATTACCTTTGATATCCAGGCTATTGAGCTTTTGCAGCATAAAATCTTTAACAGTTTTACTGGTTAATACTGCCCTACCCTCAGATGCGCTCCCACGATGAAAATGGGTAGTCGGTATGTCTGTTTGCAGATGCAGGCTAAAGCGATCTGACAGACTCGTCGACAGACTGATAAAGCTATTTCTAACGGCAGTAATACTTTTTGCAAAAACGTCCTGATCCGTTGTTTTTTCTTTTACTGGTTCAACGTCACTTCTATGGATTCTGTAGTGCTGGGTGGATAGTGTTATGTTAGTCACGGTAGTTCTCCTTTTGGGTACCTATGCATAGCTACACTTTATTTATATTTCTTGCTTTCAAAAAATAGCCACCTTCGCCACAACCATTTTTATTTATTGATCTTTATAAATTTTATTTTCCTGATGAATTTTGCTCTTCTGTCACTTAGCCTGTTTTTTCGGCGTAAGGTGATCGACTTTTATCCAGGAACATTTTTACCGGGACAATCCTGAACAGGCAAAACATCACTTCAATTCAACTGCTGCGTCACACAAAACATTCATGAATATTATTATTTATGCTGATGTTGTTACGATTTTGCCCCCATTCACAGGCTGACTGTCAATTATCCTGCCTGCGGGTTAGCCGCTTTTTCAAAACCTATAAAGTCGCCACGCCAAACCTCTCCGCCGCTGTAATCATTGTCAAGACATCAATTAATTAACTGATTTTCATATATTATGACATTTCATGGCGTTCAGAAGAACTACAAATGAAATGGATTGACTCATCTATTAGGGGTCAAAAAAAAACGCGCTACAAGAAATAATCAGTAACAATTGCAACACTATTCCAATCATAACGTAAACTATATGATACCAGACGATTATTATTGCTTTTAGGTAACATCTTTGTATGGCTGCTTTTAAGCAACAATACTCTAACACAACATATAACATTATAACTTACAATAGGTTAACAAATGGAATTACAGCTTATGCTTAACCACTTTTTCGAGCGCGTCAGAAAGGATGCAAATTTCAACGCATTTCTAATCGATCTGGAATATAATAATATCGCTTATTACATTTATTTTGTTGCTACCGGTAATGTGAAAATTATCACTCATGCAGGCCACTTCATTTCTATTAAAAGCAATAGAAAGCTGATTAAAGTCAATTCAACACCGAATACGCAATTAATAAAATTGACTTCAGCTAAACACTTTTCGGGGGAGCATTCCTATGAAAAATACTGTACCGATCTGGCAACGGCAGGCGTTTTTAAATGGATTGTTGAATTAAACCAAAAAACTCGACAATACTGGTCGAAAGACAACCAATTATTATATATAGAAAATGTGGTCATGCCGCTTTAACAAGCCAGAGTAATAATAGCGTCAGTCGTGACATCCGGCGTGTTACGACTGCGGGTTATCCATTTAGAGACCATAATGAGAGTCTGACTGCGAGAGTTACCCTGTGCAGTTCGACCGATGCAACAACGTTTGACACGATGCTCGACAACAGCATCTCCTGGTGCAGGAGAAATGATTTTCAAAGCGATATCGACTAAAAGCTCAAAATATTTGCCTGCTATTTATATTCTATCTAATTAATACCCTCCAGGAAGTGTGGCATAATTGCAGAATCTGTCAGGATTCCGGGAGCATACCGGAGCGTAATCGAAAAAACATCTGGAGATGTATGAGCAAGGATGAAATCAGTTATCAAATTCTTTACCGGTACTCTCTGGAAAAGCTGTACAGTACTCTTACCAGAAGAGTAGATAACGTGCTGTCATTCGCCCTCGTTTTTCTCGGGGTCGGCGTCACCATAAACGTCGGGAGTCCCTTTATTCTGGGGCCTGGCATTGTGGGTATCGCCATACTAAAAAGAGTACTCCGCTTCGGCACGCGATCAGCACAGGCCGACCGGCAGTCCCGCGCCTGGCTGAAACTTTTTAATACTCAGCACCGCTTTCCTTCAGATAAAACACTGTTCATTGCCTTCACATCGCTTGAGCAAGACGCGAGCGAAGTATGGTCCATGCTTATTGGTCCTGCCAACGTCATGACTGAGACCGCCCTCGGAAAAACGCCCATTGAGCCATTGACGGCGGGTGAAAAACTCTGTGCATTTTTGAGCGGAGCGACGAAATCCCAGCCAGCAGATCGCAATTGACCTGTCTTCTAAACGCCTGTGCCATACCACAGAGATTTATTAATGGAGTACTAACGCTGTCAGCAGGTTTCTCTGAGTGAAAGATTCGTATTATACGCACAGCCCAGTTTACAGTTTATATAACAGCGCAATATGTTTTTGTATCCGTACCATGCCGCCTGCAAGCGGCTGTCTGAGTACCTCTAGCCATGCCAGGAGGTATTAGCTCAAATGTGAGCTGACATATCTATGGCACAGCGCCAAACCTAATCTGACTGTCCGCCCTGTGCCAGAAGCGGACGCTGATCATGGTGTGTACAGGCCAACAGTACGATATATTATAAAGTTACCTGATTGCAGCTTTCATAAGGCTATGGGTATTCAAATGCAGCAAAGCTATAAATCAGGCTTAATTAAATAATGCCTTTGCGAACCTACTTTAGGAAAGTCCGGTAGCGACATTTGAAGTATATAACCCTGTTTTTCATAAAAAGGGAGAGCCTGGAAGCTAAAAGTATCTACAAGTCCATGAACACAGCCTTTCCGCAAACCTTCTTTTTCGGCCATCTCCATAAGTTTGCTCCCCAGACCGCAGCTCCTTGCTGATTCACTTACCCAAAGATAGTCGATGCAGAGCCACGGACCTTTTCTGTCAGCAATTAATCCGCCTACCATTTCGCCGCTTTCATTTCTGCAGTAGACCCCAAGCTGCCCATTTTTACTAAAATCGACGAACTGAGCATTGTAGCTTCTTAATCCGGTTAATAGTTCTTCTTTATCAATTTCAGTAACTTGATGTGTGATTTGAATGTCCATACATGCCCAATTGAACAAGTTTGTATTTGGAATATAACGTTATAAATAAGTTAATTAAATGTATCAATAGAAAGTTTGCTTTTACTCTTGGGGGCAGGTCACGTCCGCTACTCGCTTCAAGCAGACTGTCTGTTGGAGTCTGAGCTGGTACAATTAATGTGCCACTGGTTAGAAATCAGTAATACGATTTTATCAGTCTGGTGCTCTGGCCTGTCAGGATTTGAGGTATCCACCCGGTTTACCAGCACCCTGTATTCGGCACCAGTGGAACCCACTTCGCGATCCAGGATATCCAGTACCCACCACCGAACCTTTTTCCCCAAAAGACATGAGCAACCTCAAGCGCCTTGTCTGGATGATGACCACGGTATGAAGCTTGATAACGCGTGGAATCAGGGCGTTTGGTACGCTCTCCATTCAGCAACTGGACGCCCTTCTCCCCAGCCTTTCAGCGTTGAAGATTTGCCAGCGCTGGGTGAAGAGTGTAGGCGAATTATGAAAATCACTTCTGCCGTTTATACTTCGAAAAAGACGTTATCAAAAAGGTGGTTCGCAAGCGCGGAGTTATTAAACCTTTACTTAACGAAATACGGTTTAAGTTGCTTGAATTGCAGCAGAAAGAAAACGACGGCTTGCTGATGCTGGACAAATTAAGCGAGCATGGCATCAATGGACTGATACGCCGTAAATAAAAAGAAGGGGGGCATGGACGATCCCGTCACATCACCAATCACAACGGAAGGGCACAAAACAACATTTCACAGCGTAAAGGATAAAACACGATGCCATTTTCAATCAAAAACATATGTTCAGGTCCACAAGGACACTACCCAGAAATCTCCGGACCTATACAGAACAAGCCAGTACCGAGGAATTGCACACTGACCTCAACAACATGCGATATACAGGGCTATACAGTATTCAGCAGATGTTCCTGCAGTTTTGAAATGCGCCCACCCGGTGCAGAAGAAAGAACCCCACGACTAAAATTCTCAGCAACGGAGCTCTCATGGCTATCTAAAACAATAGAAACAGAGATGCGCAACACAAAAGAATGAGCCTGTCAGTAATTCTGTGTAACTGCCCAGTTATTAAAGGTGATCGCTCAGGCGGTCACCGAACTCGATAATAAAACGGCTCATCGCCAGCCGCCAGTTCTGGATCGGCATACTCCATTTTTTGACGCATCCTTGATTGCCAGATAAATAACTTTTCGTACTGAGTCATCCGTTGGGAACACCTTGCGTTTCTTAATCGCGGCACGGATCACGCAGTTCAGGGATTCGATTGCGTTTGTCGTATAGATGGCCTTGCGGATATCCGGCGGATAACTGAAGAGCGTATTGAGGTTTTCCCGGTGCGCACGCCAGCTTTTGCTGATTTGCGGATATTTATCGTCCCGGACTTTCGCTAACGCATCCATCGCCATCAGTGCCGCCTCTTCGGTCGGGGCCTGATAGACCGTCTTCCGGCCGCTGGTGACGGCTTTGTAGTCTTTCCAGGACACGTATTTCAGGCTGTTACGCACCATATGGATACTGCACAGCTGGATATGGGTTTGCGGGAAGACGCTGTTTATCGCATCCGGGAAGCCCTTCAGACCATCCACACAGGCAATCAGGATGTCCTTAACATCAGGAAGAAGCAGGTCTTCATAGCCCACTGTTGCGGCATCCCCTGCCCGGCGAGGTACAACGTCCCCCATTCGCCTGGCGCGGTGAATATCATGTTCAGTTAAGACGCTAGATAGCTACCCAGCATCTCCTCCACAAGAGGTCGCAGACCATCCAAAAATGTCTTTTTCGCGCTCTCCATCGCTCTTGCTCCGATAGTGCGCTCTGCATCGGTATTACCGACCAGCCCAGACGGCCTCAGCTCTGTGTCAGACAGCGTCCGGTACGTTTCCTCATAATCCGATATTTGCTTTTCACGAAGCGCGTTAACGCGTTCCGGCGCTTTGCGTTCCAGCATGCTGTGTAACGGCCCCCACTGCAGTATCCACTCCCTGAACTCGCTTTTTTCAGCGGCTTTCACCTGAAGCTCCGCGGCCTGAAGGTCTGAAACCGTCACGCCGGATATTCTAAAGAAACGCATTTCTGCCGTCACGCTGGTCAGCCCGAGTGATTTCTTCAGCTTATTCTGATACGCCAACCAGACCTCAATTTCATCAACTAGAGCCAGCGTTCTGACCTTTTCCCGGGCAATCTGTTCCAGTTTTTCCAGACGGAACATCTCACGCCCCGTGGCAACCAGCGCCGCGAGATTGTTATCGTATTGCCCTTTTTCTGCATCATGTACCAGTTGTACGTTCTTCATCTGGTGCAGAGCAAGTGTGACCCGATCCTGGCAGCTTGCTGTTGCCTCTGTTGCCATGGCAAAGGTTTTTGCTCTCAGCGCCTCATCTTCAGCCAGTTGTACCAGCCAGGACGATATCTGTGCCTTAAACCCCGCGTCCTTTATGCAGTTTTCCGTCTCACCTAGTCTATCCAGGAAGAGGCTGAAGGCAGCAGCGTTATCTTCCTGTCCGAACATATGCCATCTGTCTGCAGGAGCCGGTTCCCCCTCCCGGGCAGGCACCAGCCAGTCAGCGGCCGCCAGGTGCAGTGCCCGGGCTTCCCGGGGGGCGGAGGCCCCCGCCATATCGAATAGTATCCTGGGGCCTGAATAGCCAGGCGCGCTGGTGATATTCTGCAGCGCCTGCAGAGTGCGTTCAGACAGAGGATTGCCATACAGATTTACGATTGCCTCTGAAGACAGACCCGTGATGCTTTCCGGCAGGCGGGTCAGTTGGTTATTGCGGGCATACAACCGTTGTAGGCCTGACGGCAGCGCCGGCAGGCGGGCCAACTGTGGGTTAGCATCAACCGACAGCGTCTGTAGTCCTTCCGGCAACGGCGGCAGGCGCACCAGTTGTGGATTGCGATCGAGCGTCAGCAACTCCAGTCCTGCCGGCAACAGCGGCAGGCTGGTCAGTTGATTATCTGATACCGACAGCACCTGTAGTCCTGCCGGCAACGGCGGCAGGCTGGTCAGTTGGTTACCTGCTACCAACAGCCTCCGTAGTCCTGCCGGCAACGGCGGCAGGCTGGTCAGTTGATTACCTGCTACCAACAGCATCTGTAGTCCTGCCGGCAACGGCGGCAGGCTGGTCAGTTGGTTACGTGCTACCAACAGCATCTGTAGTCCTGCCGGCAACGGCGGCAGGCTGGTCAGTTGGTTACCTGCTACCGACAGCGTCTGTAGTCCTGCCGGCAACGGCGGCAGACTGGTCAGTTGGTTACCTGATACCGTCAGCACCACCAGTCCTGCCGGCAATGGCGGCAGGCTGGTCAGTTGGTTATCTTCGACAGTAAGCACCTCCAGTCCTGACGGCAACGGCGGCAGGCTGGTCAGTTGGTTATCTTCGACAGTAAGCACCTCCAGTCCTGACGGCAGCGTCGGCAGGCTAGTCAGATAATTATTATGAGGAATAACCAATGTTGTTATATGCGCTGGTAAACAGTCTGGTAAGGCGGTAAGGCCTGACTCTCCCACATTAAGCTCTCGACTGCCGTTATTCAGGCAGGTACATATTCTCTGTACCGTCGCAGCACGACCGCGTAACTCTTCTGCTGGCGCAGCCCCCTTCCATTCTGACCAGACAGCATCATACTCTGCTGGTGTCTGTGGAGCCGCCGGAGCCGGAAGGGGGGATACCTGGAGTGTCCCGGATGCCCCTTCCGCATGTTCTGTACATTCCTCTCCCTGTTCTATGTCCATGGTGAAGCGATATGTTTCATTGTGCCCCTGGCAATTCACGGTATAGTTCCCGGCGTCATCAAGGGTGGCCGACAATATCTCCTGGTTGTCTGCATCCAGGATACAGAAGTGGCTTTCCCCGTGGCGGCCGGAGTGAATACTTTCCTCGTATCCGGCATACGCGAGCATCCTGAGCTGTTCAAATCTGCTGACCACATCCTCCCGCGTCGTTCCGACCGAAGGGTGGCAAATCGTCCAGATACATTCCAGCGCTTCAGTCTGGTGCGTTGAGCAGAAAAACTCCTTAATTTTTTCCCATAAGCTCATTTCAGGCGGGGTTGCAGATTGGGCAATACAGTTAATACGAAGGTTAGTAATTGTGGCGGGAAGACATCCGCTTCCAACATGCAAGGGCATAATAAAAAACCTTTATAAATTTACAAATAATGTCTGTCTGGCGGACATCCTCTTTCCCTGGTCTTAATTTCACAATAAGGTTATCGACGGATTCATGGTCGTCCTGCCATGGCGGGCTTCAGTAGGTGCAGAAGAAAAATCCGTTATGATGACCGGATGGCGTGACTGTCATTTTGCAGCTAAAGGTGTCGATTTTTTCAGGGGCGCTTTCTACGATGACCAGATCATCCGACATAAGCGCCCGGGCGTTCAATTTTGGCAGGCAGATCCCTGACCCTTGAGGCGCCAGGGTTACGTCCGGGAACGGTTATCGATCGCTGCCGGCTGGTAAGCAGAACTGATTTCATGATCAGTGCAGGAATCAGGAAAAATAGCCCGACCGGGAATATTCACCCAGATGGGCTGACAAAGAAATTTGTAAAAGCCAGAAAAATTTCAGGCGCTAAATTTAGTGATAACCCACCGACATTTCACGAGATCCGTAGCCTGGCTGGTCGGCTGTACAAAGACGAACTCGGCGAGGAATTCGCTCAAAAACCCCTGGGCCACACCTCAGAGAACACCACGAAACTCTATCTCGATGAACGCGATAATAAAGCTTACGTGATGCTCTGATTTTGTTGTAAAAGAAATGTTAAACTGGATTTGGATGTGATATAACCAAAAAGACCGGAATACAGAAATTCGAGGAAATTTCGAGGAATTTCGAGGGAAAACACATAACCAATTGATTTATAATCGAAATAAAAAGAGACCGAATACGATTCCTGTTCTCGCCAAAAATAAAAATTCCACTTTAAATTCATAAAGTTAAACAAAAAAATCACCCTTTTATCGTCTGAAATACGTTCCGTTGCGTTCTAATGTATTCAATTAGTTATCACATTTTCCGTTTTAGTTCGGACAGATTTCGGGCAAGTTTTCCTCTCATTGTTAGTTCTCCTGACCGCATGAATAATAACGTTTCTTTAACGAATAACGATTTCGTTCTTAACCAGCTATGGCATTTTTGCAAGTTCACCAGATGCCACATCCCACACTCGACATTTTTAGTTAGCACGCTAATCTATAATCTGAGACAATGTTAAATACTTGCTGCTTGTAAGATAAAAACAGGCTTTAAGCGAAAAAAGCGAGAGTCCGCTGCCATATAACAATGACTCAGACCATACCTTTCGGACTCTCATGAGGTGCTTTTTTATTGACTTTTTCACGCCTAAAACATAATTAATAATCCGTGATGCCAGAATACACAACGCAACCAGGGCGTTCCAGGTAATTCTTCACGTTGTCGGGCGTCACTCCTTCACTGAAGTTCAGTAAGTCCCATTCTTTTCGTATATTAAAAAGGTCGGTTATATTCAAAATAAATTTTATAGATAAAAATTTTCTAATTAAAAAATAACAATGAACGTAAGCAGGAGAATAAATGAACTGTACGATCAATTGACCCATAAAAAGTACAACATCTTATCAAGGTTATCATGGAAACATCTTCAATAAACCCCTATTCATTAACTAATCTGCTGAATATGATCACTCTAACATTTTATATAAATAGTGGATTATTCACTGACCACCTCTAAATACATATTTAGCCGTTTAGGTTATACTGAATAGCCACCATCCACAAGTATAACCTGACCAATAATTGAACGTGCAGCATCAGACGCAATAAATAATGCTATATCAGCGATTTCTTCCGTGGTTATAATTCTCTTCGATGGCATTCTTTCAATGTACATGGATTTTATAGATTCATCACTATTTACGAAGCGGTCAAACATATCAGTATCGACAGGCCCCGGGGCAATCGCATTCACTCTAACTCCTCGACCCGCAACTTCAAGTGCAACTGATCGAGTTAAACCGTTAACCGCATGTTTACTTGCAGAGTAAATACTTCTTCCCGGACTTCCAGTTTGACCTGTGAGTGAAGAAATATTTATTACACTCCCACAGCGTTCTTTACACATAATTGGTAAAGCATATTTCATTACAAGCATAATACCTAAAACATTAGTACTAAACACATAATTAAAATCATCAATTGTTACCTTATTATACCTTGCAGCCACTCCTTCAGTTCCTGCACTATTAATCACCACATCTATTCTCCCATAAATTCTTATAGAAATCTTTATTAAATTTTCGACCTGTCTCTCGTCAGATACATCGGTCAGTACAAAGTGGCACTGAGGATTAAACAAACATAATTCATTTTGTAACTCCTCACCTCTTTTTATATCCTTACCGGAAAAAATTACATTATAACCTGCTTTAGCAAACTTACGACAGCATTCTTCACCGATCCCTGAAAGAGCCCCGGTAATTACTACTGTTTTTACTGACATAATGCCCCCTAATAAAAACACCCATGGTAGATGTTAAAAAGACTGCTACCGACAATACAAAGCCAAGTCTAAAAACACACTCTTAGCTTATTTCATAATATCACCTGTTAAGTAGTGACTACATTAATCATTACTCTTACAAAGAATAAACCTTATTCATTACCTCATGGGAAGTAAATGAAAATCATTTAGAAAGCATTTACTTTAAATAAAAATGATAATTGGTGTTATATTTTCTATTAAGAATAATTCATATGAAAGTGATTTTATGTGCTCATAATAACATTATCAGTGTAGAATTAATATAGAGCACAAATGTAGCTAGAACTTAACAATGTGAATTTCAAAATCGTTTTCTATCTGTTTATCAACCGAAATTCGAGTTATAAAGAACATAAAGCCGGTAACGTGAGAGTAATCCAATTATAATAATGCTTATTATTTTTTGTTGAATTAAATACTTTCTAAATGATTTTCATTTACTTCCCATGAGGTAATGAATAAGGTCTATTATCTGTAATAAAGGATGCTATAATGGTAAGGATGATGTGTCACTACCTAACAGGTGATATTATGAGACACGTTAAGAACATATTTTTAGTCCTGATTTTTGCATTGTCGGCAGCAGCTTTTTCCACATCTGCGATGGCTGCCAGTACCCCTCCTCCAGATCACAAACCGGGCGGACTAGACATAGGCGATATTGTTTTACCGCCTCCACCAGATTGGTGTAAAAAGTATCCAGAGGGTACAATGAGACCACCTGAGTTTGGAATAATCTGTCAGTGGAATAAATAATTTTTAGCTGGCTGACATAACCATATTTTTATGGTTATGTCAGCTCAGCACCAAGGCATTATAATCTCTCTGTGCGCGTTTCTATCTTCCACAGTGGTAAAAACTAATCCCGCCAATCATTAATGGCTAGCTGGTTTCTCCGGCCAGTCAGGATCTGAGGTATCCACCCGATTTACCTGCACCCGGTACTTTCTCCACGCCAGAAGCCGGGCCTTCTCATCATCGGTTGCCTCTCCTAAATCCACCGCATCCTGAAGCGGCGCGATTTTTTCAGATGCCATTTGCAAAAGACGGCTTTTGGTCCCTTCAGCTTCACGAAGTCTGGCCGCTGTTTCCGCAGCTTCATCCTTCACCCACGCCTTACCATCCCATTTCTGGTATTCACCGTCTGGTGAAACTGATGTGACATTTTCAGGTAGCGGGCCGGGAGCGGAAATATAAACCTGATTGCCGGTTGTTGTGTCGTAAACCGTCTCGCCGCGGTGGTCCTCATGCAGACTCCACGTTCCGGTTTCAGCATCAAATATCGCAATATGACTGGCTGGAATATCCGGGGGCGCAATATCCGTACAATTTGCCGGTAATCCAGTGTGTGGCGGGATATATGCATCACCTGCACCAATAAATTCGTTTGTATCTGAACGCAGATTAAAAATTTTAATTGTCTGCGGGGTATCGCTCATTTTAAACGTCATTTTTTACTCCGGATAAATATTCAGGTTTCAGGTGCTTTCCATGAGAATTGGGGCTAAGGAAAACAGCATGGCTATGCGCACCAATATAAATATCATCAACCTGATGACGGGGACTGATGCAGGTGTTACCTGATTTTTTGCAATACGTTCTGTAATCACCAAAACCGATATATTCCGTTCTGGCGTTCGGACAAAGCGCCTTTGACGGACAGTATGCCGTTGTGCTGAATACAGCATTCTGGCGGGCGCTGGCGTATTGCCAGTTAATTTCCGTGGTGCAGTTAATAAAACCATCCCACGCCAGCTTCATTTGCCGGGCGACACTGCCCGGGGATACCTGACCACACCCGGCCCCCATCGCAGGGAATACTACCGATTTAATTTTCCTGTCTTCCCCGGCGCTTTTATTGTGCTGAAATATCGCTAATAACGCTGCACGTGTTGCATTATAAACCGCGTCGGTGCCGTCGATTATCAGCGGAACGCGCATCGTCGGGGCGTGAACCAGCCACGGATATTTACTGTTACCCGTTTCAATAACAAAGGCGGTGCCGACGGGCTGTTCTCCCAGATATTCACGGAGGATATGTTGCTGTACCCGTTCCTGTAATTGCGGCCCGAAATATGCCGTAATAGCAGCATCCACACCACCATCCATAAGACCAAAGCTGTTGGCCGCACTGACCATGCAGTCAAATTCCGGTATGGTTTCAAACGGTCCGGGGATAATTTCCACATTTTCGGTATTCTGAAAAGAATGTTCAAAAGCCACGGCCATTGCTGGCACGGGTGCTGAAAGAATTAATTTAATCATGCCAGCCTCACTATGTAGTTAAATGCAATATTTTTAACCGTGGTTTCCGCATTACCGTCTGCGTCCACAATAACGACGTGGCCGTGTGGACCGATATACATGGTGTGCTCGTGTCCTCCGATATAAACTGTATGCGCATGGTCGCCAGCGGCCTGTGTCCACGCACCACCTCCAGGCTGAAATGAGGTGTGACTGGAGTCTCCATAGAACGAGTTGATATAACCGCCGAACTGGTGAGTATGGTTGCCCGTGGTATTGGTCGATTTCGTGCCGTAATCAAAGGATGAGGTAGATTTTGTCCCTAAGTCGGTATCCTGCGCCCGCGCGGTGTGACTGTGCGATTTGTTGCCGTCCATTTCCTGTGAGAGCACGGCTCGACCGCTTGCGGGTTTACCTTTGATTGTCCAGCCTCGCATGTCAGAGATAACGCCGGACGGATACGCTATAGCCAGTAACGGGTAAGCAGATTTATCGAAGGACTGCCCCTGCATCAGAGCATAACCCGCCGGAATAGCATCAGACGGCCATGCTATCGCCGCACCTACTGGATACGAATCCGGTGGCGGATTTAGTGAGGTGTAGAACATCGCCCATTCTGACCACTCAGCGTCGGCGGTATCTCGATGGCTGCGAATATATGCGGGCGCTGGCGCACCGTTTGTCCCGCTCCAGCCAATCAGGATTTCCCCATCACCAGTTCCGGTCAGTCGCAAAACATTCCCGTATTGCGTCGGATAACCATTGTTGTAGACCTCGCCCATTATCAGGCCGCTATCGCTGCCCCTTGTCGTACCAGTCAGTGCCGGAAGCGCGCCGCGTGATGCCAGTCTGTTCGCTGCAACAGCCGTACCGTTGGCAGGAAGCGCTCCGATATTTTGTACAAACAGCGGCTTTTCCGGAATATCGCTACCGTTCTGGTCTTTGGCGAGGTATTTAAGATCCGTCTGATCCTGACTGTAGACCTGAAGGTTATCCCGTGCCGTTCCTTTATTCTGAAGGTCTGACAGATTGTTTTTCTGCCACAGAAACAGCGTCAGGGGATCTGCCAGCAGGTTTACCCAGCCTGCGCTGTCGGCGCCTTCCGGATCGGTCAGGTTATCGTCAATGGTATTCAGCCAGACCGCTGTTGTTGAGACTCCGGCGAGAATGGCATCTTTTGCATATCCACCAATGGCCTCGGCGAAATCGGCATTATACGTGTACAAACCACCAGCCTGGACGTACCGTATTGCTGCGGTAATATCGTGCATCAGACCGTTAAAATCCTTGCCGTGTGGCGGTATACCGCCCGCTGAAATCGGGGTCATGGTCACCGGAGGAAAACCCGAATCATACGCCGCGTTACCGCTCTCTTTGGTATGCTGCGTCGCCTTGTCCGGGATATTATTTTTATCCCCGGTACTCGCAAAGGGTACTGTCAGTTGACGGGGTTTATCGTTAAGCTTCATTACTGGTCTCCTTTAAAACCACTGAGACATAAACACCCGGAGGGGACGGCAGTGCGCCCGACGACTGGATAATCGCCAGTTCTGCCGACGAGAGAGCAAACTCAAAGATGTAACTCATCCTCAGTCCACCATTATTCAGAACATAAGCCCGGCGGTTTTTTCCGAACATAAACCGCAGCATCCGGTTAATATCCGGCACAGAGCAGTCAGTAATATTCGACATGGCTTTCATCAGTATCAGCCGTCGGTATATCTCATCAGACAGGTCAACGGTCCGGGTAACCGCTTTTCCGCTGTAAAACGGTGCCTGATTAAACGGACGCGGGTCATCCATTACCGGGTTGTCCATCCGGGCCTCGCTGAAACCCAGGTAATTAAAATCGTCCTTTACCGTCAGCCGGCGACTGACGCCCACAATCTTTCCCCAGACATCAAGACCGTACTTTTCTGCAGTATCGATGTTCCAGATAAGGTCATAAAAATCATTGATAAAACTGTCGGGGGAAAGCGCTGCGTTAAAGCTGTTAATGAGGGCATTGAGTCGGGGGCTGGCGGCATACTGTGCAAGCACGGTTGCAGCCACATTCTGCACGTTACGCCTCCTGTAGTTTCACACCGATATTCGACACATCCAGAACCGGAATCTCATCTATCCCGAAAGTGACAGCAGTTGTCCATGACGAGCCGTCACGACTCACAGTAAGGCCCAGAATATCGATATTTTCCGGATCGGTTTTGTAAACGCCGGCATAGTAGCGCCCTGCGGAGACAACAGAGGCTACCCTTGCCCGCAGACCACCATCTGTACCGTTAAATGCGGACAACACAGATTGCTGTACCTGTTGGGTAATATCTGAGGGCAGATAGTCACTTTTTTTCAGCGTCACACTAACATGCAGACTGACAGGTTTGAGTGTCTGCCAGGTGATCACGTATTCAGGATACGGCGGATCGTACTCCTTATCCGCAACGGTGAACGTTGTGTCGCCATTCATATCAATACCCGGCGGAGCCTTACGCCAGATGGCCGCCGCGATATCTGCCGGACTGCCGCCGTACACGCCAACATAAAACGAACCGGGTGTTAACGGATACTGACTGACCCCGGCTTTTTGTTCCGTTTTTTTCGGATTATGGGTGACGTAAACATCCACCACGTTTTCTACCGTAGAGAGTATTTCACCCCGGATGGCTTCCAGAATATTACGGGCATTACGGGCAACTGAATTACGCCGACGATTTTCAAAGTCCGCGCGGGTTTCCTCGTCGCTGCCCGGTACACCTGCACTGGCGTTAGTGACACCTGACCAGCCGGGTATTGCCTTATAAATTTTATTCAGAGTTCCCGCCGGACAGCCGACAGGCCCGGTGGACAAATTCAGGAATACCACATCAACCTGCCCTGATGCGCCGATTGTGGCGGCTGACAGACTGACGTACTTATAACCGGCCTCATCCTGCGCCATACTGCCCGCCGGAATCAGCGTACCAACCAGCCCGGTACAGGTTGCCGTTACTGTCGTACCTGTAGCCCCGCGTCGTTCCAGGAAATAAATCTTTCCTATTGCATCCTGAAAACGTCCACTGGAGAAGTCAGGGTTTACCTGGTTAACGATATACAGCAACTGATCGTTTTTATCCGCGATAATGGCACTTTCGCTTGATGCAAGCTGCCCCTGCGGACTGCTCAGACTGGTACTCATTGCGCCGCCCAGCGCACCAGAAAAATCGTTGAGCCTGCCGCTCAGAATATCCGCTTCATCCGGCACGTTCAGCCCGCTGTCCGTAATACGTACAGCGGGTACTGCGGTAGAAAAAGATTTATTTTCACTCATAGCAGTACCGTAAAAATGTCGTTATTGGTATCTGTAATACGCAGCACTCCCGTTACTGTTCGGGCTTTATCAACAATGACCTGGCAAATTGCGGCGCTCACGGTCGGCAGTTTAAGTGCTTCCTGTTGCAGGGTGGCATTCACCAGTTGCGTGCCGGGCCAGTGTCCGAGGATGCGTGACCAGTAAGGTATGCCGGACGTTGAGTCGTACCAGCACTCCCCCAAAAAGGTACTGCACGCACACGCCACATCCTGGGCTACCGCATGGGGATTATCAGTAATGGCAAGATTACCGGTATCATCAAGCAGGATGTCCCATGTCTCGGTGTCGAGAAGAAGCGATCGTGACTGCATATTTTCTCCTGTTTACTGTGGTCCCTGCGTGGTCGAACCGCCGGACTTAACACCACTGTGAACATGGTTTCCAAAATCAATACCGCCAATCTGCGCGCCACCGGAAAGCTCAGACTGTCCGGTAACATTAAGCCCCTGGCTGACGGCAGCATCCCCGTTAAGCGCGATTTTTGGAGAGTTAACAGTGAAACTTTTCGAGGCGTTCACGATGCCTTCCGGCGCAGAAATCTCCACTTTCCAGGGGGAAATAACCCGTATCTGGTTGTCAGCAAATTCCACGAACTGTACGGGCGCACCGTTAAGCACACCACCAAGCCAGATGGCATCGGCATAGTTATGAGTGCGTTTTGATCCCGGCATCGCGGCCTGACGCGTGGCTTTTACCGCACTGATATCCCGGTCGCAGATGCCGAGGAAACCAATATCGCCCACATGTGGCGGCATAATCACCGCATTGCTGCCCCCCTGTAGCCGCCATACGGGAAGGTTATAAATCACCTCATGCTCAACCGGGGAACCGTCTGCTGCAACGCCCATTACCATCGGTCGGACATCAATAAACTCCCCCTCCACCGCCACTACCTGCCCCAGAGTGATAAATACGTGTTTCCCGAGAAACTGCCGCAGCATAAAGTCCTGCGCATTGATTTCGCTGTTTACGTCCGTCGGATTACTGAGTGGTTGTGCCATTATCGTTAAGCCTTGTCATGGTACAGTTGGAGCTCCACGGACCGCCCACGGTTCGCGAGGTAATGGTGTGTATCACTCCGGCTAACTGGTAATCGCCTGTCACGTTAGGTAGTGACGATTCCAGATGGACCCGCCGACCAATGAAAAGATCAGGGCAGAATGTCGTGGTGGCGCTGAGGCCGGTCATGGTATAGACCGGATATCCAATAAGCCCGTGGTCCGGCGAAATATGCACAGCCGGAATATCCAGGGCTTTGTCCTTCGGCCAGATGGTGACTTTCTCCGCGTCCCCCAGATCGATGTTAATATCGGCGGCTGAAGCGGCATCCAGCATTTGTTGTACAAGGTTTCCGGAAAAGTGTGGATTCGACAGGCTGCGACTGACGCCCTGATTTTCAAATTTCAGCCCGGCAGATGACGCCAGAGCACGGATGATATCTGCAACAGGCACATCACCTTTCGCACTGAAATCGGCCGCTGTCTGATTACGCAGGTTGAAACTAACCTGCCCGGTCAGAATAAGGGGTATATCCGGCGCCTGGTTGTAGTCCGCATACGCATCGGTAATATCTCCCTCGAAAATAAGCCGACCACCAGCCCGTACCCGCATTTCATTGGCCGTACTTTGAGCGGGTCGCCACACGCCCCGATAACTCAGGTCGGCCATATGCGCCGGAGACAGCCCCCAGATATACAGGGTTATCTGCGTTCCGGCAGTTCCGCCATATACCGTGACAGTGGCAAAACATTTAGCTCCTGAAACAGTCAGAATATTGCCCTTACCATTGTCGAACGTCCGCCCGTCTGACAGGGTGAACTCCACGGTAATGTCACGCTGTACATAGCTCATGTCAGCTCCTCAGGCGACAGCCAGTAGAGCCGGTACCGTGAACCAAGCCCCCGCCAGTCGGGATCGTGGTTCCCCTCCGTGTCGGAAAAAAACAGATCGCCCTGAAACGGCAGGTATCCGTACCGGACAATCCGGTTATTGTTCAGGCACAACACGCCATACAGGCACGGTTCACCGTTAACGGTAATATCGATATACATCCCCGTAGTACGCTGATTCAGGCGAATGGTGCAGACCTGAGCACCCAGTGTCACCGTAAACTGCTGGGCTTTGACGGGAGATAAAACAATTTCCAGCATCAGGTGATCCCCCTGTTCGTGACGCTCCGTCTGTCAGCGTCTGACGGTTGTGTCACCGACGCCGTAACTGGCTGAGTTTTAACCGATGCTGCCCCTTTTGCTTTATCGTTGTCCGTGGGAGACTGGTTATCCGTACTTCCCACTGACACCTCTCCTGTATTCATTACCGCCTGGAATACTGCGCTGACCGTCAGTAATGTCGGTCCATTATTACTTCGCGTTCGGTAGTCGTATTTCACCAGGTCGTAGGATGTCCATGTCTTGTCCGGCGTCTCAATATCATAAAGTCCTGCCGTGGTACGCATCATTTTAAGCGTTTCCAGCACATTCGATCGCGAGGTGCTGGAAAAATTTGTCAGGTTCGGGACGGCCCCGGAAAACGCCGTCCACCCCTCTACAGTGAAAGTCACATGCAGCTCCGGCGGTCGCTGGATTTTATTAAAGGTGGTATAGGCTCCCTGTTCGACGGGGGCGGTGGAAACAGAAGCCTCCGCCCCCACCTCAACGACAACAAAAGAATCCGGGGAGAAAGGCTTCCCGCCCTTCAGGTGAACACCTGCCGGATCATTCCATGCGTAATAAATACCGAATGACGGTGCCAGTACACTGTTAATGAGTCCCAGGACACCGCCGCCACGAACGGCACTCAGTACGTTACTTTCATTGAGCGAAAAGTTATTCAGGGAAAGATTATCGAAAGAGAAACTCATCCTGTTACCCCGCTGGAGTAAACTGATACAAGCGCCGAATTCCTGATACGCCTACGCGCATCATCGGTAATGCCCTTCACATTGTCCGAGGTTGTAGTGACATTCAGCGTCCCGATATGCGTGGTTTCCGTTACGGTGGACTGAGATACAGGCGCCGGATGACGCGACTGTACGGCCATTGCCGCCCCCGGATGGGGCAGATTCGCCAGAACGCGGGGAATATAGTTACGGGTCTCCTCCGGAGCAGCAGCCAGCCCCTTACGCTGAACATTTCCTTCACCCCAGTTGTATGCCGCCAGAGCCTTAGCCAGATCGCCATGAAAAAACCGCAGCAGGCCACCAAGTTTTCTCGCGGCGGCATCAGCGGATTTTGCAGGATCAAAGGCATCGTTTCCCCTCAGACCAAATTCCTTAGCCGTCTGCGGCATGAACTGAAACAGACCCATTGCACCAGCGCGTGAGACGGCAAACTGATTACCACCGGATTCAGTGATCGCAACACTACGCAGCAGTCCGGTCGGCAGGTTATATTTTGCCTCCAGTTGGGACAGTTTCGGTTGCAGCCAGCCTAACAGAGCCTCCCCGGCCTTCGTCGGACGCGGGCGGTTTTGCATGGCATTACCGAGTTTTTCCTGCGTCGCACGCATACCCTGTAGCCAGGATGCCCCGGAGGCTGCTCCCCTCCCGGTTGCCAGAGAAGCCTGAGTATCCAGCATTCCCTGCTGCCATACTGTAGGTGATTGTGCATGGGTGATGTTGCCAGGCTTTTCTCCGGCATCCAGTTTTGCCTGGTATTCCTCCATCTCTTTCTTATTGAAAAAGAAAGTCCCGTCTGAAGCCCAGAAAAAACCATGCGAATCCAGCCAGTCCTTATTCTTCCTGCCAACGATGGATGTCATTAACCCGTCAACAACCGGGTAAAGCGCCGTTATCGCAAAAAGAAGGCCGCCGGGACCGTTGAGGGCCTTAGTCAGCCCCAGTACCCATGACGCCACTTTCAGCCCGATCAGCGTAATAATGACATTCTGCCAGCCCCCCATTTCTCCGGCAGCCTTATTCACCCAGGAGGCCACTGACTCAACTTTATTCAGAAATGTGGTGATAAACTTGTTCACTTCCTCCGGATGTTGCTGCATCCAGTCACCGAGTTTCTCCAGCCATTTGCTGAATTCCGTGGCATACGGCATCAGTGCCGTACCTATAGTCAGACCAATTGTTGTCCATACTTGGTCCAGTTCTGCAAGGGCTTCCCGCAATTTGCGGGCTTTCCGGATTTTATCGTCGGAGACCTGCGAACGGGATGTAAAGTCATCCACATCCTGAAGAGCATGGCCTGAGCCAAGAAACTGCTGCCCGGCATAACTGAACCCCAGCGCATTACCGTAGGCTGTCTGTTCTGACTTTGTCAGTCGCGGAAAGGCAGACGCCAGCTTGCGCATGATGACTTCGGTACTGTCGGTATTTAAATCAACACTGACACCCGCACGGGCTGCAACCTGAAACAAATCCTGCAACACAGGATCAAAGGACTTTCCGGCTTTGAACGCGGCTTTTGCATCTGTAATCCGGGAAAACGCCCCGGTGATCTCGCCAGCGTCAGCACCATTCGCCTGCCCTGCGCGTATCCAGCCGTCCAGATGTTTCGCTTTCATGCCAAAGGCATCGGAGGAAATTGACAGCCGGTTAAGATCACCGGCAAACCCCGTGACCAGGCTTTTAATTCCCCCCAGTGTCAGAGTGACGCCTGCCAGCGCCAGTATCTGAGTACGTATGCCGGAAAAAAACGTTGATGCCCGTTTACCTGCTGCCTCCATTCTCTTAGCGGTTTTTTCGGCCTTTTTCCCGGTATTCGCGATGGCATCACCGGTTCGCTTCCCCGCCTGTTCCATACTTGCGGCAGTTTTATCAGCGTCAGAGCCTGTTTTCTTCAGGGCCTTACCCGTGCGCTCACCGGCGGCTTCCGTCTCACGTGCAGCTTTATCCGCATCATTGCCTGTTTTCGCCAGGGCATTACTGGCCTGTTTTTGCCCCAGTTCGAAAACATCCGCCACCCGCTCCATTGCGGCGGTCAGTCGGTCCAGTGCAGCGTGCGCAGCCTGTTCCCCGGCGGTAAAGTCCTTACTTTCTATATCCAGTGCCAGAACCAGCTCATCAAGTACCGCTGCCATTCTGTGTCTCCTGCATCACACGCTCGTTATGGGCGTCCACCTGGATAATCTCAAGCAGATCCCATAAGTCCTGCACACCAAGTACGGAATCCAGTTCGGCTTTTGAAGCCTTACCGGAGGAGATAACGGTCGCAATGGTGCGGGGAACGTTAACGTAATCCACCACCCCGAACGGTCTGTCGGGGCCGAGATAACGCGGGGGAATATCTAGCTGGCGGCGGGACTGAAAAAATCCACATGCAGTCTGAATACCTCCGCACGTAAATTAAGCCTGGTGGTGATTTCCTCTATATCGTCTTCAATAAGAGGTCGCCGTATACCACGATTTTTCGGATCGGGAACAAACTGTATACATTCCATCATTTCATCCAGCAGTGGACGGGCTTCTTCCGGCGGGATTTTTGACAACGCTTTCAGCCCTTCCAGCGCCAGCGCAGCCATCCCCATACTGCGAACATCATCCGGTAAATCCACGCCGCCACGCCCCATCGCCATAATGGCGCGCATCGCCCACCATTCCGCCTGCGAGGCAGACATTTCGGTAAGGTGAAATACCTTGCCGTTATCCCGCCCCTGACCATCAATAGTGATAAATTTCTCTTTACGGGCCATCAGTTAAAAACCTCCGGAGTGATAGTTTCCCACTCGATAACCGCCTGTCCTGGCTGCAATGTACGCGCCGCATCAGGCAACGCTTTCCATTGTTTGAGTACGCCATTTACGCAGGTATATTTACGGCCTATCGCCGGAAGCAGCACGACAGCATTACAACGGAATACAGCCCGGCTGGTCCGGGATGTGGTTGACCAGGTATCAAAAATATCCCGGCTGGGTGAGTCCGGCATGATGTGAAACGTCTGGATAATGTTACTGTACACAAATCCCGCAGACAGTTTACCGTCAATACCGCGGACGGTTTCCGCCAGTACCAGCGGATCGGTACCATAAACGTTATCTGCTGCAAATCCCTGAAGTTGTACGCCGGAGGGATACAGGTTATTCACTGTCAGCGTGATAATGGCATCCGCCGCAGTGATGGTGTGGTTGTTACCTGACATTTACTGGACCTCCGTGGATGCAATAACAAGTTTCTGGATACTGCCGCCGTCACAGTACCAGAGCGTACAGGACGGGCTGCTACGGGTTGCCCGCAGAGAGGGAAGCATATCGCCGATATACAGGTAGTAGCCGGTGGCAAACAACGTTGAAGAAACATCCTCCCCCACAACATTGTTGATCTGCTTCTTCTGCGCCTCCGTCAGTGTCACCCCCTCACGGATACCACCCCAGCGTTTGTACTGCTGGATAACGTCACTCATTGATGCCGCAACCAGCGCCCGCCCTTCATTGTTGTAGGGGATAGTCTGGTTTGACTTGAATAACGAGATCACAGCTCCCTGCAAACTGGCATTCAGCCAGATTTGCCCGCAGAAGCTGTCCATCCATTTAAAATCGCCGGTAATGGTGCCATCTGCCCAGTAATCTTCCACCACACTGTTTTCCGCATATTTCCCATAGAAGTTGTAACCTGCGGCTATCAGCGCATCGTAATCGCTGCCACTGGTAACATCAGCGGCCAGACCTTCATACTCGCGGAACTTGAACGGCACGCGCCCCTCCGGTCGGACAAAATCAAGGCACGCCGCATACCCCAGTACCGCAGCCGCCCGGTTACCATCAGACGCGAAAACCGGTACAACAGCACTGTAGTTATTGACGGTGATTATCTGGTACGCGATATGACTGGTATCCTCTTTTACTTTGGCCTTACCACTGGTTGTCCATGCCACATAAAAGTAACGCTTGCCCTGCCCGTTTGCCCAGGCAGAAAACGCCAGGTGTTGCTCGTCAGTGACTTCAGATACTGTGGAAAACCCCGCCCATTGCTGGGAAGCGTCCTTAATGGCTACCATCGTGTCAGGTACATCAGATACAGGCGCGCCCTGGGATATCACCGCGCCCGTATTACTGGTCATCTTCAGGGGTTCCGCAGCCGATCCACTGCCGAACGTTATCGTGGTGCTCTCCGGTTTCGCCCCGGCGGCAGTAATGACGAAAGCATTCTGTGTGGTATCGAATACCACTGTTGCCACCGCCGCGGTCAGCGCTGTCTGTAGTGCCGTTGCAGCAGCAGCGAAGCTGTTTACGCCGTTAAAATTCACCTCAGCGCTGGCGCTTTTCCCGTTAATACTCAGCGTCAGCGTACCGGAAAGTTTTTGTAGCTGTTCAATAGTCACGCCCTTAAACGAACCACTTCGTAACCAGGCCGCCGATGCGGCAAGATTGAAACGGGAAAACAACAATTGTCCCGGCGTCTTAGTGGCATTTTTGAAGCCCTGAAAATAAATCTGAGCGCGTGCGTACTCATCGGATAATGCACCAAAATACGCGGACACATCATCCGGGGAGGAAAACGGAACCACACCGCCAACCGGGAGTAATGGATTGCTGGTCAGCAACAGGCCATTAAGATCGACGGCATTACCCGCCACAGCCAGCACACCGGGATTTATCTGTACATCTTTACTGAGTGGGATTGGCATTATCAGCCTCCGTTGTCCGGGTGATCACGTTGTCAAAAAACATCAGGGGTGTTGTGACCACAGGGTTAATCTGCATCTGAATATCAAGCGTCCGGCGCGGTTCATACTGCTGCTGGCCGTTGATGAACGTGGTGTTAAGGGGATCTGAACAATACAGCGGGGAAATCAGCCCGCCGGTCTGCCGGAAAAGCTGTACGGAAAATTCAGACCGGAAAAGCGTTGCCAGCGCCTGCGCGTTATCTGCCGCATGAGGCCCGTAGAAATCAAGCTGGCAACGCCATTTTGTGGTACGGGTGATATGCTGAGAGCCTTCACCGGCCTGTTCCGGCGCAGAATATGTCACTACCGCAGTGGATAATCCGGTAACATCAATACCTGTCATGGTAATGAAGTCCCCCTGAGGCATCGGGACCCGGTTCTGCTGTGTTCGTTCAATCCCGGCATCAGAAAAAAGCCCCCGGAGATAATCACCGAGGGCCTGATAAAGATCGCTTTCCGTAACGGAGAGGGTCACACCTGAAGACATACAATAACCCTCGTCCAGTCCGGCCAGATTTCCGGTACCTCAACCACCAGCCACGTTTCATCTCCAATGACAAATTTATCGCCACCCTGTTGCCGGGTACGGTTAAGCCCGCACCAGTTACCGTCGGTATACAGTGTGGCGAAAACACCCTGCTGGTTCAGATTGTCGAGATGACGTAAATCCGCCTGGGTGACGGCCTGTTTTTGTACCCTGACGGGAACCGGATCATCATACTCAGGCACGCGGGAATAGTCCGCCTGCTGTGTACTCCCGCGCGAGCGATAAACCAGCGCGTCCGTATAAGGATTTACCCGGCGTACCGCGCCGGAAACAATACCGTGGAGGTTCATTTTTTGCCCCCGTCAACAGAATAATCGACACTGTTCACCATATGACCGGTTTCAATAAGCGGGTTGTTAAAGCCCTTTTGCCGGACAGTGGATGCGGCGTTGGGCGGCCTTTTCCAGTCGCGAATAAACATCTGCAACTGCCCTTTGATATGCTCCCCCATGTACACCAGCGCGGTCGCGGTATCAAAATCATTCGCCCGTAAAAGCGTCGCCATTTTTTCGCCCCATTCGGGGCTTTTATGCTCGATCATCTTACGGAAGAAAGGACGGGGTGGAATGGTGACCGTGTGCTCAGGAATAACCACATCCTGAGCAAAATTACCCTTACCGGCTTTGACAAAGCGGTGCCCGATTTCTCCCGTTTTTTCGTTATAGCGAAAGTGAAGCGTCTGCTCGCGAGCGGGTATAATCGCACTACCGCCAAACTCGTTAATGGCGGCGATATACGCCACCGGCGTACCGTCGGGGTAGGTTGCCCCTTCAAGAAAACCCACTTTGAGGCTTTTGCCCGATTTAAGGTTATCTGCGGCCTGTTTCAGCTTCTGCCGGAACTGTCTGCCGCCCGTAACTTTGTTTACCATCGACGCCCCCTCCCGTATCCCCGGTAATAATGCCCCGGATAACGCGAAGGTGAACCGCCCGGTACATACTCCATTGAACGGTACGGCGCCGTCGCCTGCCAGTAATCAGCGCCGTAAGGTGTCTGGAGATACCACCACGATGCATCGTTACTGCCGCTATTGTCCACGGAGACGGAAACTGAACCCTGCGACGCACTGGTGATACGTCCCACCAGTCCATCTTTCCCGCTCCCCAGTCCCCGCAACGAGCACAGATGCGCAACCAGCAGGAACAAAAGCTGTTCCCGCTCGTTCAGGTCGGTAACCGGACTGTCGTCCGTATTATCCAGGTATAACGTGGTCGCTTTACCAAACATGGCGGCTGCGGAAACCTGACCAACAGCGGAAAACTCCGGGTAAAGGGCCGAAAATGCCTGCCAGTCAAACGTTACCTTACCCATACCGTTTTACTCCTGAGGTTTGTCCATCACTTCATCATCGCGGTTAATGCCCGGAGCCGGATTTTTCTGCGGCAGCGGTTCAAGGCCGGATTTCACGGTTTCCTGCTCCGTAGCCTGCGCGGCAGCGCTGTTCGCCTTATCCTGCGCAAAAATAACGCCGTTTTTCACATATGGTTGCTGGCCGTGCTCCGCCAGCCAGGCTTCCCAGAACGCCTTTTCAACCTGCGTCAGGCCATAACCCCCAACGATTTTAACGGCGTTATTCCGCCAGCCTGCTACCTGTACCTGTTTCGGTCCCACTTCCAGCATCAGACCGTTCGGCAATTTGCAGCCCACTGTTACCATTTCAGCCATGACTCACACCCCCAGCATTTGTGCATACGCCAGCGGCTGGCGAATAATCGCCCCCCAGGTACCGGCAGATTTTTTTTGTTTCCAGGCAGATGATTCAGTCACTACCGCATGGGCGCGCATTTTTTCAGTGAAAGAGCAATAGCCTGTATCCTGTTCCCCCAGACGCTCCGCGATAAGCTGTACCAGCTCGCCAGCGTCAGAGGTGTATTCCACCGCCGTTTCAATGGTCATCGCCGGGAAGTTTTTCGCCAGCAGATCGGACACGTTAACCTTGTACTGGTTAGTCTTGGTGAGGTTCACCTCCGCCAGCGGCGACATGCACAGCTTCATTTTGTCGGTACGCTCAATATGGCCGTTAGTCTGTTTCACCAGTTGTTTAAAGAGCTTCACGACATCGTCATACACGCCCTGTCCGTCCTTGTCGTCCCACTTGAGCTTACCGTCCACGGTATCCGGGGTTATCGGTGCGGATAACGACGGGTCATTCAGCAAACCGTAGTTCGCCAGTCCGGCAATACCATAGAAGTAGGACTTATTCTGGAACTTATTCAGCGTCAGTGCCGATGCCACGTTCAGCTCTGCCGCCCAGCCAATACGGGCTGCGCCGTACATATCCAGCTCTCGCTCGCCCCAGCGGGTAAACGTCTGGAAGTGATAGCTCTGGCGCGGTACCCAGTTGACGTTAGACGTCACAATACCGTTGTTGCTGTAATCCCCGTAAGAACTCACCTCCCCGGCAGATTCTGCAATCGGGAACTGTGCCGACAGTGTCGTCCAGTCACCTTTTTTGGTTTCGCCCAGAATCTGAGAGGCTTTCATCGGCGTCACCAGCACGCGGATCAGTTCTGGCTCAACGTAATTGGTGAAATATGCAGGGATACCACTGTTAGCCGCGGTAACCAGCGCAGGCTGCGCGTCCATCGCCAGTCCGTAATCGGCGGCGTATTCCGGGGGCAAATAAGCCTGCGCACCGGGAAGGATAATCCCGTAGTCGCGGCTTACCGTCGCATAATGCTGTTTAAATTTATTCATCATTTGCTCCAGGTGCTGATCTTAATAACTTCTTTCGCCGCCGCAGCGCTGGCAACGGAAAACCCGGTTTCGACAAAACCCGCCATCGTGGCGCCTGCCGCCCCTGTGGCTATCTCCCCGGTGGTCAGGGAGGCAAAAACTTTCTGCCCGACCGTCGCAGCGGTGGTGGTCAGCGCCCAGAAGTCCCCCGATACCATCAGGGTACATTCACGTCCCGGGTAAATAGTGTTCGAGTCGCCAGCCAGCCATTCCACAACAGAAGCCTGCCCGTCGCGCGGAACAAAACCCGCCGGCGCACCGGTTCCCTCATTGGCGGCAACGCCTTTGGTTACCCAGGCAAACCGGGCAATAACCAGTCCGTCAGGGCCGGTAATCAGCGCGCCTTCTCCCGCCACATACGAGGCGTGAGGGTTATCACTGGCAAATGCCCCCGGAATCCCCGGTGCCGGGTACTGGTTCATGTGTGTCTGAAAAGTATTCATATCAGTAACCTCGTTTCAGTTTTGCACCGGGGAAATCTGCCGCAAACGTCGATGCGCTGGCCTGGTCCATCGCAACACGCGGACCTTTAGCCGTCTGTTTCTGCTCAACGGCAAACTTCACCATGCTGCGGTACGCACTGGGGTGAATGCCCTGGATATCGATCCCCGTCTGCTCCAGCGCGGTACGGTAAACCTCTTCGGCGCAGTCCATCGCCACCACATCGCCAATCAGCGGCCGCACCTCGGTTTCAGCCACACGAACAGCGCGGAAATTTTCAGCAGCCCGTTTCGTTGCCTGGTCAGTTGCCAGCCTGATTGCCGCGTCCATCGCGGGTTTATCGACTTTCACATCGTCGGGTTTCACATCAGCCTCTTTTATTCCGGTGTCTTCGTCAGCTGCCGGAGTCAGTGCGGATTTAATTTTTTCCAGCACATCATCCGGAACTTTGCCGGACAGCAACGCCAGTACACTTTCTAGCGGGCTGTCGGTATCAAATGCCTTCGGCTCGTCAGTTAACCCGGTATCATCGTCCCCTGCCAGCTCCGGCACGGCTTCTGCTGATTCCATCAGTTGCGCCAGCTCCGCCGGTTCAATATCCATATCCTGTGCCAGCCGTTCGCTGTAGGCAGTTTTTACCGCGCTGGCGATAGCTGCCGGGCGCTTATGCTGCGCCATCAGGCGTAACAAATCCTTAGGAGCCGCATCCTGTGCCAGACGCGGCGCAAGATAGGTTCCCAGCGCGGTAAGCACCGCCACTTCTTTTTTACTCAGTTTCATGCGTTTTAGCTCCTGAGGGAGAGAGTCCATAACAAGACAGTCCGGCCCCGCCCGGCCATCGCCGACCAGCGCCACATGATTTCCCACGATATTCCGCATAACGCCGTCATACGGTTCACCGTCGGGGGTGGTTCCCGGCGTCATATCTGCCACATAGGCATATGACGATGAGATTTCCCGTTGTTCATCCGTTTCTATCCCCGCGATGGCGGAGTTGTCCCAGATGGACATGCCGTTAACCAGATAGGTACCGTCAAACTCGCTGTTGGCATGAGTCGTCCCCACCCGGTACTCGCGCGCGGGCGCGCCCGGATAATCGGGTTTGTGTCGGCACAGGACGGGAATATTGTTGAAGGTTGAAACTGCCTTGCGCAGTTCATCGGGGTCACGGTAAAGCTGATAAAGTTTTTGAGGGTCGAGTCCCAGCGCTTCCGCCCCCGGTATTTCATGCCCGAAATAACCGCAGACGTTCGCCTTGCTGAGATTACTGCGCTCAATCTGGAGGCGACCTACTTTATCGAACTGCCTTACCGATGCCCGGTCAAACGCCAGCATTTCGGTAATAATCATCTTTTCTCCAGTCCGGGAATAACGGCCTCCCAGCCGCACTTGCAGTTGATTTCTTCGCCCGGCAGTACCCACTTACCATCCAGAAACATCCCCTTTCGCAGATCAAACCGTTTACCGTTCGCCTTCACATGCGACGGGCGCCATGTTTTACCCGCGCGGGAATGCCGCCAGATACCTTCAGTGATGCCCACCGAGCGTTGTCTGGCCGACTGCATTACCGAGGTCGCTTTATTGTTCTGGTCGCGGGCAATCAGCGCCGCGCGCCGTCGTGTGATGTCGTAGCGTTTTTCCAGTTCATCGGTCAGAGTTTTCAGGTCACGCCCCCGGCCAACAGACTGCATGACCAGTGTTTCCACCTGGGTGAGATGTTGCTGCGGGATGGAGCGAATGAGGTTCACATTCTCCGTGATGCTGGCCTGAAGTGCGGTGTTCATCTCCGCTGTCATACGGAAAGGAACCGTAAACCCGGCATCACGGAGCGCAGTGGACAGTGACGCATCGCTGTTTTTCAGAACATCACCGGCAAACCGCCTCGCCAGCCGCAGGGCCATTTCGTCAAACTTTTTCTGCCAGCGCCTGGCAAGTTGTTGCATGGCTCCACGCATCAGGTTAACGGGGGACGCATCCTGCGCGAGGTCTGTTTTACGGTACTCAGCCCGCAGCCAGTAAAGCACGCTGTTGTGCATCTCACTGACGGCATTATCCAGTTGTCTGCGGTACCAGGCCTCAATCCCCGCGTTGGGTGAAATCCGTCTCAGGGTCTGCGTTCGGGTCTTGCGGCGGATTTTCTTCGGTGTCGACAATTTCGATTTCTCCGCTCAGGTCAATACCGCTGTACGGGCTGTCCGGTGCAGTAGCCAGCCGTTCGCGTACCTCGTTATTGGTCACCGCTCCGGCGCTCTCGTAAATCTGATCTGTTTCCGCTTCAGTTTTACGGATATTCGCCAGTTGCTCGCGCGTCAGTTCATGCAGGGGTTCAAATTCAAAAGTGATATCAGGATCGATATCGCCGAACTCAGACAACTGAATAATATCCAGTACCTTTTTCAGCGGTTTCTTCAGAAGGCGAGTGGCAAGTGCAGCGATGGTGTCGTAAAACACACGGATTTCACCCTCACTCGACGCGTTCAGTCCCGTAGGACTCAGCCCGGCGAACTTTACTGACGGTATGGCACTGACAAAGAACATGTGTTCCTGTGCCTGCGCCTGAAGGGTGTCGAGGCCGCTCAGAGGGGTGTTGAACTGGAAAAACTCTTCTTTCTGCTTGTCCAGCATCAACAACCCGCGGTTATCACGGGTACGGTTAAACAGCTCCGCGCGTTTTGCGTAATTCGGGTCCCTTTTCCCCGTTAACGCCTGGCTCATGTCCGTCATGATCCCGCTCAGCGAAAACGAATGCAGCATATCGCCCACGCTGTCGCGTGTACGCAGCCAGTTGTTGACGTAAGGTTCGGCAATCTGAACCAGTGACAGGCCGCCAAAGTTATAGGCCGGCTTCAGCATGTCCGGAACCGGGCGGGAAATCAGATCAATCATGCGGCTGGCGTGAACCGTTTTTCCCATTACGTACCATTCGGACGGACGGTAAAAATCATCACTCAGCGGATTATCCGCGTTATACATACCCGGATACGTCCAGACGGGTTCAATAACACGAAGCCCTAGCAGAGAACCTTTCGGGATTTTTTTGTCTGAAATAAACAGTCTGGACTCCAGCTCCGCCGGGTCAGTCCAGGCCGACATACCCGATGGCGAACGCACATCGATATAAATTTGCCCCCGCCCGAAAAAGCCGTCGTGCTCAACCGCCAGTCTGAAGGCATCCCGTACGTTATAGCGCTCCAGTGCATCAGTAAGCTGCGCTATGCGCGGCGCGCGGCTGTCGTCCCCTTCCCCGACCGCCTTAACCTTTATCCATTTGCGGGTCATCTCCTCGGCAATCACACTGACCATGCGCCGGTACTCTGGTAACTGCGCCTGAAGTGCCAGATACGGATAGCCCGGAAATCCTCCGTACACAAAATCCGGATACTGACCGTTAAGGGTATCGTAGGGAGTAGAGTCCATTGCCAGTACAGCATTGCGTATGTCTTCGGGAATGACTCCCGGCGGTGGCTCATAGCGAACAAATTCACGCTGCGGTTTTTGTCCGGCCTCAGCAACCACCTCATCGCTGATCGTCATCGGATGTGGTTCAGGCGGACTTTCTGGCGGTGTCACCGTTTTTTTACGTTTAAAAAGCCACATCAAATCCACTCCATAAAATCATCAGAAATTACGACGGGCATTTCCATCGGGGCATAAGCAATCATCACTGAGTCTGCCAGGTTAGGAGATTTCGTCCCGTCAGGTTGCTTATCAACAAGAATTTTTCCGACGGCATTTTTCGACCAGGTGGGTTGTGACAGTTCCATCAAAAGCCTGTCTTTATTTTCCATCGTGCTGCTGATGGAAATAATCTCATCCGGGTCATACTCCATGCCCTTTAGCGCACGAAATGTATTGCGGAATAATTTGCGAAGATGCCACCAGCCCTGAGCTTTGGCATTGGCGAAAAAGTCCTTATTCAGACGTGACGGTTTGCCGTTATCACCGGGAACAGCTTCATTTTCAGGATAAAAAACGCTTCCACTTCCCCGGAATGGTGTGGCAGTAATTTGATCTGTACCCTCAGCTTCCCGCAGTTCGTTGATAGCGCGTGCATCACCACGAACGCCAGCGCCTAACCCGTCCTCGTCAAAGCGGAACTCATCGGCGCCAAAGTCATCACACAGGCCGAAGACCTTAACCACGGAGTCATAGATGTCACTACCCTTACCCGACCATTCCTGGACATCATTCAACAGGAAGCCGTAACGAAGGGAACAGGCGTTTTTATCCCGCCCCTCGTCGGCGACATCCATTGCACCGAGCCGTTGACCGCTGGGCTGAATCCCCAGTTTGATATGTGCGTCAACCGCAGCCTGTACCCATTCTGATGGGATCAGGATACCCTCTGCCGATGCCTGGTAATTAAGATCCAGCTCCTGAGCAACGATGATCGGGTTATCAATTTTCTCGCACTCCTTGTGGTACCATTCATCGTCTTTACGCGGGTCGCTACGCCAGTGAAACGTAAACACAGGGATTTTTCCGCTGTGCCGCTTCTGCGCGAAGGGGTTGTTCATGCCGTTAACCGATGAGAGATCGATACGGCAACGAGTTGTCTGGGAAAGTGCGGCATCAATAAGTAATGGTCGCTGGAGAAAAGCAGCCTCATCCACAAAATAAAGGGTCGTACGGTCGCCACGACCGATATTGTCGCCAGCCTCTCCTTTAATTACCGCGCCTGTGTCAGGAAACTCCACGCTCATAAAACGTGAATGCTTTCTCTCGTCCCAGCCTCCCCGAAACTCAGCAGGAAGAGTTGCTATAAATTTGCGTACTTTCCAGAACAGCGCTTTTGGATCAACCGTACTATCGACATACTCCTCTTTACGGGAACCAAACCCTATAACCATTTCACGGTTAAACAGACATAACGCACTGGCCAGACCGACAGATGTCCAGCTCAACCCCATTTCGCGGCTTTTTTCAGTCAGACCATTCTCATGGTTACGCGAGCGTTCCATAATCCAGTCGATCCATTCCTCCTGCCGTGGAAACAGCAAAAAAGGAATGGTGACCGGAAGACCATAATCGAGGTTGCGCGGGTCAGTAGTCATGCCCCAGTCGATGATGAACTGCGCCGGGTTTGTACGGTAAAACTGCCTGAGAGCAGGGAGAGTTTCGGGAGCCTTCCTGATACGTTGCAGACGCTCCATTCGCCATTCGAAAACCTGAACATAATCAGGATTTTTAAAGTCAAAGGGGAATGGTAAAGGCATAATCAACTCATCATTTTTTTGTACAATTCCGCTGCCTGATCAGTTGTCAGATCAGTATTTTTTCCTGGTAGAGGTGTTTTTTCTGGTTCACTGACAGCACCTATACTCCATGCTTCTCTCTCCAGGCCGATCAACGTTTTCAGGCTGTCGCTCAGGTCTTTCAGAGATTTCACACGGGAAGGCAGACTGATGACTTTTTGATAAGTTTCATTGAGCCGGTCACGGCCTTTATCATCAGGATCGAACATGATGTCACCCAGTTGCTCCAGCGCCCCCACATCAGCACACTGCGCACCAAGTTCATCAAAAAGCGTGTTTGTGAGTTCCCGGGCCCGGCGAATATCGCCCCGGTGCTCCATGCGTACCGAGGCTATTACCTCCGCTGTGGCTTCTATCAGTACGCGTTCTGTAAGTTCCGTTTTGGTGCGTACCGTTTTGCGTACTTCCTGTTTGCGTACCAGATCGTCAGCCTTTTGCTGAATCCTGGCGTTAAGATCACGGGACCAGTCATCACGCTTTGCGCGCTTGCGGATAGCACCTTCACTAATACCATGATGTGACGCAATTTCACGGAGGGACATCACTCCGGCCCGGTATGCCGTCTCGATGGCCTCCCAGTCCGGTTTTGCCATGATTATGTTCCTATCATTAGAGCCATAAAAAACCACCCGTAGGTGGCCTTTGCGATGGCAATAAAAACTGCCCGGAGACTGAGTCACTACAACCCTAGTAATGGTTTGAAATCTATAAGCTTTTCAGCCTTGATGACCATTCCCAGATTCATCCCTAATGTAGTCTTAACCACGGCAGAAGTTGCGGTAGGTACATTTATAATCTCGATGTTTCCATTAACATTAACCGTTGGTCCAGCGTATAACAACCCAAGTAATATAAATCGCTCCCCTGCAGCAATTCCATCCTCTACTTGATACATACCTGAGTTCAAAATATAAACTGGCGATCCACTTGAACCACCAAAACATGCCATATCAATTAAAAATTCTGGCCTCCCTTGCCAATCCTCTAACACGGATGATGCGGTTATTCCTCTTCTTGTAATTGGGCGATTATTGACCATATCCCATAAACCGTTAGGGTACCCCGTCATATGCACTTCTTCGATTGGGGTAATAAATTGATCCGACCGAAGATTTCTTTCACTAAAGAAAAATAAGTTGGGATTTATTCCTTGCGCCTCCATTTGACTGAATAAAGGAGCCGCTACAAATACACATATGTCAACAGAAGCATCTGGATGCATAAGAAATGCACTCTCTCCCTGCTCGATGTTAACGTCGAAAAATCGTAAGCTACTATCTGATTCGCTTGAAACATTGAGCCTAATTCGAGTTTGCTTCGCGTTTCTTACAACATGCTTGTTCGTTACAAGCAAGGGAACTACACTATTTTCATGAATGGGAAAAAGAAACCAAAAGCCTGTACCTACAGATCCGCCATTTGGTGTATCAGACTCTATTCTAACTGTTGATTTGTATATGTTTTGACTGATTGGCATTGGTGGTATCCTATCCTCTTAAACTACCAATCATAATATAGTAATTATTAAGTATTTTATTGAAGTACACAGCAAATAGCTCATTTCTATGTAACGTAATCCTGCCAGCTACTTCTTCACTAGTTCTATTCGCTCTCTCAGGATGAACTGATCCCGTTGAGCGGCATCAGTAAGTCTGGGCCGGTACCAAAGTCCTTACCGGTGTGCTGGTCTTCTCGTTCACTGGTTGAAGCTACTCTATCGCTGCTACCTTACTGCCAAGCTGTCTCGATGGCCTCCCTGTCCGGTTTTGCCATGATTATGTTTCTAATGCTATAGCCATTAAAAAAGCCACCCGTAGGTAGCTTTTGTCTTAATCTTACTCACATTTAAGGTGAGATAATAAAACTAAAATGAAACGTTATTTACCAATCGTTTCCTGAATAGCATCAGTCAACCGCGGAAGGTATTTTATTGCCTCCTCCAAATCATAAGACACGTTTTTCGCATTGGTAGGGGCAGATACGGCGGCCTTGATAATTTCAAGAGCAGCTTTGGTAGCCACTAAACGCTGGTACTCAGAATCAGATACTCGGTTATCGTTAGATTTAAAATAATTGTCCATCATAAACCATCCATTAGGTAATTGGAGCCTTCAGATTACCCTTCGGATTCATACGAATAAAGCATTATTGTAGCCCCTCACTGAAGGGCTGCTGTAATGCCTGATCTCACCTACTGCATAACCGTATTATCAGCATCACTACCGAGAATATAGGTCAATGCGGTATCGACAGCGGCGTCAATCTGCTGATCCAGAGTGGATTTAATCTGCGTTTTAACTGCGATGGTAACGGCGTCTGATTTGAGGGCGTTTTTCACCATGTCGTCGGTGACGATATCTTTCATATCCGGCATTTCTCTTTGCTCCGTATGGACGAGGCTTTTCAGCCATTGAGTTATTTTCATGAGGTGTACCAGTTTTTAGCGTCTGGTTACGCTGCGTTGATACATGAGGTCTTTTTCTTCAGTACCATGGTATGCGACATATGTCCGTATATCCCCTTATAAGACATTTTGTGCTCTTTATGACACCCCGCAGGCCGGAACCGTAACCGTCCTGCGGGAATTTTTTATTTGCACTGCGTCCGGATGTACTCCTGCAAATACTTCAGTTTTTCCTGATCGCTGATGATTCCGGCGCGGATATTGAGAACGTTTTGTCCAGCAACTGGAGAGAGTTCGACGGTGGCAGCATTGCCCACGTAGCGGGTACTGGCGGTTTTGGTTGTGGTTGGCACTGTACAGCGTCCTTCGACACGCACCCGGCTACCAGCAGCAAGGCGGCGCTGCAAATCAGTATTCCTGTTTTGTGCATCAGCTAGTTCCTTTGTGTATTTTACATCGAGGGCGGCAACGTCACGCTGGCGCTTCGTCATGTCGGTAATTGTCTCGTTCGCCAGCTTCAGGTTGTGAGTGGCGGTGTCCCGCTGCTGCCGGAACCGTACCGCGTTACTGTGATAGTGACTGGTAGTCCAGCCCAGCGCGGCGGCCACTATAAGCAATGAAGCTATTACGCCGGTGGTTATGCGGTTCATGTCACCACCAACGTATCGCGACAATCAGGCGGGCAATACCGTACAGCACCACCGTCAGCGCCACTGCCCGTATAGCCCATGCCGTAGCACTACTGATTTCTGTTGTTACCGGAGCATCTATTTCAAGGCCGTTTTTCATAGTCAACCTCAACAGAATTCGTTTATACTTCCTCACAGGGAACACACCTCCCTACACATAATTTCGCCCTTGCCTTATTCAAGGTGCAGAAACAGAAAACCCCGATCGCCGCTAACGTTCGGGGTTTTCGCTTTTATATCCTTCGTAAATCAGAAATCGGCAGATTTTGTGTTATCCGCCCCTGTGGCGCCATGGCATTTTTTGGTGAATTATTCCGCTGACAACAATTTATTGATCAATCCCCCAGCACGCCAGCGCCGATTCCTGGTCGCGTCGTATCACCTGGCCGTAACACTGATTTTTCCGGTTGTGGCAGTCTTTGCCGCCGTCATATACCCAACGGCGAATTTCTGCACATGCTCCTTTGCGATCTCCTTCGTTCAGTTTCCGGTAAAACGTGGACGGAAAACATTTACCGGGACCGATGTTATACGGACAGAACGACGCAATACCGGCTTTCTGCGGCTCGGTCAGCGGTATGTGAACATGTTTATTTACCCATGCCAGCGCTTTATCCCGCTCGATGGCGTTGTAATGGTCACACTGGCTTTGCGTCAGTCGCTGGCCTTTCACAACGGGTTTACCATCGATACGAGTCACGCCACGGCATACTGACCAGACGCCGCCGTTATCACGAACGGCCACCAGCGTATTTCCTTCCCGCTCCTGTAAAAACTGGTCGAGTAGCTTCGGTGCGCCGGCACCGGCGGCAATCAGCGCCAGCATGGCGGCGGAAAGACCGTATTTAACTTTTGTCCTGAGCGCCATTACTGCCCTCCGGCATTTCAGATACCGCCAGCATCTTTAACGTGCTGTCATGGTCGTTTTTTTCCAGAATCCGGGCGATTAGCCTGTTACGCTCCTCCATCGCGGCAGCCTGCCTTGCCTGAGCCTGCTCTGCTTTCTTTTTGTAATGCTTATTAACCAGAAACGTACCAATACCCAGAACAATACCTATCAGCGCGCCATAGTCGTTTAACGTCCACTGGGCGCATATACCGCTGATTAATGCCCAGATGTAGGCCAGCCATGTCGTATGTTTATCCATTGTCATAACTTCCCCTGTCCGGGAAATGGACTACCCGGATGTCGGGTAAGTGGAAAAAGAAAAGGCCGCGCAATAGCGCAGCCTTGTGATGGGTGCGGGAGCCGATCCCCGCTATACGGCAGTGGTATACAGAAAAGGCTACCGAAGTAGCCTTTGATTATTTATCTGCTTTCGTTGGGATGCCGCGGTGCCGGGTGCCTCCCGGTGCGTCTTTGGCTGGTCAGACCGTGACACGCGGACATTTACATTGATAAGGACTGGATTGTTCATATCCGTAACCACTTCCGCCCATCCGCTCAGGTGGATTCACCGCGACCAGACCACTCTATAGTCAGCAGCAAAAACCCGTAAACACCCGACTGGTTACATGATATGTACCCTGAAATATTTTTCTGAGCACAAAAAACCCGCTCAATGGCGGGTTCTTTTTGTGTTCATGTCTGTTATTCGCCTCGCGATACAGCTTTGCGAAGCATACCGAAATTGAAGCAGTTTGTGGCTAAAAATGCAATAACTTTTTTGCTAAAGCTGCATCAGCCTTTCCACCAGTTGATCTTTGCGAATAACAAACCAACCGTTGGCTCTCGCTAGTTCCAGCCATGACTCAAGGGAAATGACAATGTCATCATCCCGCAACGGGATTGTGGAAACAGTGACGCCGCTTTGCTGATAACAGAGAACTCGCGTGTCGTAACTTTTCTGGCGTGAAACTCGCACTGAAGGGTTCTTTTGGCTGAAGTAGCAATCCTCCAGCTTCTCGAATACCTCCCATGCCTGATCGGTTTCGAGCATTTTAGCGTGGCGGGCAGCGCCGCGTTCTGTCCAGAGGATTAGGGAGCGAACGTTACGGGCGATTTTCACAGAAACTCTTAAAGAGTTTCTGTTCTTCAGCTCCCGTAATTCATCGCCTTCGATCAGAAAAAAGTGTTTCCCTTCTATAAATCGTTCTTTGTTTCTATTGAAATTATTTGTTAAGCGCTGGCGCTCTGTTCCGTACAGCTCAGCCAGCAGTTCTGTTGTTATGACAGGAAGATGGTTGTGTGTAAGTGATGGGAGGTTTTCAACAGATGTACTGTTCATGGGCATGTCCTTTCGAATATTTTGATTTACCCCTTTTGAGAGGGCGACCGGGCGCTCAAAACCGTCGAAAGTCGGCGGGCATATTCCCATTACTGGTATTGTATTAGCCACACGCCCGGTCATAAACCAAGAATTCTGGACATAAAAAAACCACATAGCTGTCGGGTGTGGATTCCGCTTTCGAGGTGTTTTGAGCACCGGGAAATACTATATTCTGAAGTTGATGATTATGTCAATCACCACCGCCGACGCCAATCGGATTGGGTGGTGAGACGTACAGGGTTGGCGTAACCGGATCACCGACCGGCGAGCCTTTCGGCTCCCCCATACGCCCCACCATAATTCAGATGCGCGTATACAAACGACAACAAAAAACACGCTCGCGGCGTGTCTCTGTCGCGGTGAAATTCCGGGACGCCAATCCCGACGCCAGATTTTGCTGGCGTACTGGGAATATAGCCCCGGATAACAAACAGAGTCAACGGGCAATTTTGTGGGCATCGGTTGCAAACGCTTCACGCATCGGCAGATAAAGCATAAACTCCGCCATTTTTAGCCATACACCTATGCGATTGCGGCACGTTGCATAACACCAGTCTGGATATTGTTCGTTTAGTAACTCAGCCATCCTTCTCTGACTCACTCCACACCCTTCGTAACGCTGGTGAATCAACTTTTTCAGCGCCGGATACTCAGCTAATACAGTACCAATGACGCGGTCAATCAACATTGCCTCGGAATCAGTACAATGCGCCAGCCAGCTTTTTTGTTTCCCGTTCATCATTTCACGAAGAAAAGCCTCCAGCTCTGGCTTGCTTGTTCCTGATTTTTTCAGACGGCGTAAAGCCTCATTGATGGCTGTTTTTGTCAGTTTTCTGGAGGCGAGCAACTGGTTAAACATATTGCCGGGTTTACCGCTGCCGATGTATGACCATCGTCCCCACATACGGAGTTTTCCCTGAATCCACACGCTTCCCAGTGTATTCAGTCGAAAATATTCGCCCGGTTTTCCGGTACTGGTTGGATAAATCATTTCGGTACCACCTTTCCCATGCGTACAAGTTTAATCACTGTCAGTACGATCGCCCTGTTCATCAGACACCGGCGTTCTTCCCTGCTCAGGTGACTGCCGTTATCGATTTCATGATGGCATTCCTGACAAATAGCCGCCGTGGCGCAGTCATCCGTTTTCATTCCCATGCCTTTGCCTTCATTCATGTGCGCGACCTGCGTTCCCCACCGACCACACAGCACGCACTGCTCAATCTGCCCGACGGCTGCCAGCCATTTTTTACTGCGGTAAGTTTTCATTTCAGATAAGAGCACGCACGCCTCCGTACTGGCACATGCCCGAATTCCGGTAACAGAGCGCTTACCGTCCAGTGAATACAGTCATGATTCAGGCTGCGCTCCGTCTTTACCCCCCTGCGCCGGTACTGCCTCACCAGCTCATCCGCCTCTTCGGTGGTACACGCCGGATGCTGAAACCATGTCATTTTCATGCGAACTCCAGCAGATGCGCGGCCACGTTTTCAACTTCTTCCGGAGAGGAAAATTTATGAAACAGAATCCAGTTCCACAGGACGTTCAGCACAGCCTTATAGACCTGTTGAAACTCGGTTTCGTCCATACTGGCGAACGCTATGGATTTCGCCCGGCGCCCGCGGCTGCCATCCGGATAAAAATGCCCGGTATAAAACCCGGCCTGAACGGTTACCCATTCCCGGAAGGCATCAAAAGATTTAAGAAGGGCGACGTCCCCGGTTCGCAGGGTAGCTACGTTATGGAGGTACTGTTCCGCCGCCTCGTTAAGGGCCGGGGTATATTCCTGGCCTGCGGAGTCGCAAAGAAAATTAACGAACCCGGAGATAAGTTTCTGTTCCCGCGATGTGACCGTGCCGCCCGTTGGCGTCCAGTAGTCGAAACCAAGCTGAAGGAGTTTAAAAAATCGTTTATGAAAGGCGTAGTTGCGGACACGCTTAAAATCGGCGTGTATCCACTCACCGATTTTTACTGAGCGCAGGAAATCCCCACTCTCCGGCGTCGCCGGGAGCAGAAGCCCTGATGAGGTTTGCTTGACCAGTTGTAAATGCGCCATCGTTCTCTCCGGTGGCGCAGTAGATTGGGAGTTCAGCCCACAGACGAGTATAACAAAGGATGATTATTCATGATAACCGGCCCTGATAGTCAGCTCATTAATCAGGCTATCGCTCCCCATGATGTCATTTTGCAACAACGGCAGAAACCGGACATAGCGGCCATCCCGATACATCAATGACCTGTTGCAGTCAGGAAAAAAATCCATTTCAGCAATTACTGTCATGTCATCACGGCGAATAACAGCATATTTACAAGTGAATGTTTTATTTAATTTTTTCACGGTGTCTCCATAGATAACGAACTTGAGCATTTTTAAAGCACCTTCATTCTCACCATGAATATATAGGAGACTACTAATTATCATTATTAATAAATATGGCTATTTTTTGACATGCTCATTTCCCGGACATTAAAAACCCGCCGGAGCGGGTTGAATGTGGGTGCATTGAGGATACCTGACACATCAGAGGCGGCGGGGATTTCTCCCCGCCGGGTCTCTTACCCCTCAAATTCGTAAGCCGTGAAGACAGCGGCCTCCGTATGTCCGTACAAAGTTCATATTCATCTGATAATATTTAATCAGACACTACTTTAAGGTAAATTTATCACGCTCGGTATTAAAAAAACATTCACTTTTTCTAACTATCATACCCATACAGATAGGCTCCCGACTCAAAGGATGCTCTAATCCCTGACACACCAGGTTGAGGAATGCCTCTTTGTCAAATAAGCAACAAATATCTGACTGTGATGATACTTTAACAAAAACACCGTTTGTTGGAATATCCAGCGTTATCGGACAAGTTAAATGTTCTTCAGAACATGCAAAACTTCCTGCTTCAACCTGAAAACTACAGAAATTAATCCTAACAGGTAATAAATCTCTTATGTTGGCAGGTTGAGTATTAAAATGGTATCTGGCGTTCTGGGATTCAGAAAAAGTTAAAGATGCAGGCGGTGCAGGCATATTCCATGTACGATTTAATTGGCGTGCCAACCTTTCTGCATTGCTAAACCTTTCTGGATAACTCCTGCGAATATCACTATAAACCTGCCCCGGCTCACGCCATGGAACCACCTCAAATGCTCCTTCGTCGGGACTATGACGTACCAGGTATAATGCATCACGTAGTTGCACCTGTATTTCAGTCGGCCCAGTCGCGCCATCAGGAGGTCTGGCTGCATTACGTATACTGTCGAGAATATCCGAGGGTAATGTCTCTATTCTCATATGGGTATTTAAATATACATTTGGAAAACTTAATGGCATATTTTATTTCCTTTTATATTATTAAAGTTAAGAACACAGTAGTTATTATTTTTTTGAAAACATACCCCACACCATCTCACTATCATCCACACCTAACTAATACTTAAACATCCTGAATGATCTAGTATTTTTAATGCAACGCTTTCAATCAAATTTAGGACATATTCCATTTAGTCTGTTCATTATTCACACGTAGTTTCAGACGGGACTCAGCACATCCTTCCTGGTATTCGATTTTCATTCAGATTTCGCCTCCCGGTAATTTCCCCGATAAAATGCCAGTACCCTTTGCATCGTCACGCTGTTCCGGCACTCCGTACAGATAACGTTTCTGGTCCGGTCGTAGGAACTCACGACACCTTCCGGCGTTTTCAGAAAGCGGGTAATCCTGGCATCTTCACGTTTCTGCTTCCAAAGCAGGAAAGCCTGTTCCGAAGGGAAAATACCGCTTCTCCCGGCCTGATACAGATCCCCACAACTTTCCGCCTTTTCCAGGTAGTGGCGGGCTGTAAAAATGGTTAACCCTGTTATCTTCCGCAGCTCTCCAAACGTCATCCGACCGTGTGTTCGTACCAGTTCCGTCAGGCGCTTCTGTATTTCAGCTTTCTGCGCCGGTGTGTAATTTCTGCTCATAAGTCCCCCCCTGTTAAAGCCTTCCCGCCGCCTTACGCCGTCTGAATTCTTCCATCATCAGTTGTGCCGGGGTTGGCCCTGCCGGATGACGCGGCGCTGCCAGTTGACGGCGTACCGGCGGTATGCTGAAACCATTACCGACGTGTTTTGTCCACTTCGCCAGTAACCGTTCTGCAAGTCGTTTCAGTTCGCCTTCCGTCATCTGGTGCTCAACGCCCGTTCTGCGCATCTCGGTGCAGATGTGATACAGAACCGGCTGAGGCCACGGATATTTATCACTGCCGGAGTAGCGCCAGGACTCGTTACGCCAGTGACGATATTCCGCCAGCACCGCATCGGCTGTGAGACCAAACGCATTAGCTCCGCTTTCAGAAACCAGCGAAATAAACTCAGCCAGGTCCGGCGGCCATGTCTCAGCCGCCCGGCATCGCTCCATACACTGCTGACAAATCAGCCGGATTTGGCGCTCAGTCATCGCCCCAATCTGGGCCACCCACAGCTTCGAAGGTGCCGCGCCGTTCTTCTGCGTCCATCGGTTCGAATAAATTTCCCCCATGACTTCCCAGAGTCGCCAGGCCGTCTCCGTCGCTGGCGATCCCGTTTTCGCGTTCCCACTGCACGCGGGCTGCCCTGATTTGCTGTACTGCCCGAGATGCGGTGCTGTCTGGCTGGATTTCTGCATGGCTTTCTCCCCTGCTGGCTGGTTTCGCCTTTGCCCTGACGTGGTTTACGTGACGGGCGAATTTTTGTTCCCACTGGATTTGTGTGAACACCTTTCCCTCCGACGTCCAGTAATCCCTGAACGCGACAAGCTCCGTAGGTAAATATTCCGGCTCTGGTAACGCAACGCCCCACTGGGCGGCCCGTTGTCGGAAATCCAGCGAGGGATGCCAGTCATCCATCATTGAGAATTTCCCGATCGGCTCGTTCAGGCCTTCCCGGTATTCCGGTTCAGTCACGACAGGCTGTTCCATAATTCCAGGCTGACTAACCGGAGCACTCGCGCGCGCGCGCGCGTTATGTGTGGGGTTTAATTCTTTTAGATCTATATCTTTATTAGTTCCCTTTTTGTTGGCTTCCTGTTTAAACACCAAACCAACACCTGTTGAACTTGTGTTACTTCCACTGGCGGCCTGCGTTTTCTTCCTGTTCCTTCTGGACTGAACAGATGCTTTCCCTGCTGCCGACTTTTTCGCCAGAACATCCCTGACCGCAGCGAGATCATTTTCGATACGCTCATGAATCCATTCAGTACCGTTATCAATGAAAAACTCTCTCAGGGACTCTTCCACTGCCCCCCAGCGTTCACTGCTAATCCGAGCAATTTTTGCCAGCCTGCTTTTCGGGATAGCTCTTCCGGTCTGCCAGTAATTGAACATCAACAGCAAATAGGCTCCATGTTCCTCGGCAGAAAGGTGCATGGTGTCCGCCAGATAATCAGCGATGTAAAGCTGCATGTATGGAAGTGCGGCCATAAAGCCTCTCTACGCTCTTTTCCGGGCGATAAAACATAAAAAATTACTCACTGGTCATGTCTCTGGTACTGCTGGCGATAACCGCTACGTAACGCCTGTAACGCATATATGGCCTCGTCACACTCCCGCTCAAAATCCGCCAGCGGCGCGCCAAGAAGTACCGCGCTTGCCACTGCGGTTTTTTTAAAAGCTGTGAAAGCAGGTATTCAATGCTCTGCCCTGCCGTTATTCGTTTATGCAGTTCCGGCGCACTTTTGCGGATCGCCTCCAGAATAGCGGGGATCAGCGCAGAGAATTTCTCGCAGTGCTCCGCCGTTTCCCGTTTCCGCCAGCGCTGAAAAATGTTTATCCGGTTACGGCGCCATGCATCGTAATCCACCGTTCCGTCGTCACGCTCGATACGGTGAACCGCTATTTCCGGTCGCGCCGGCTGCTCCAGGAATGCGCGGGTGATCAGCTGCGTGGCGGTTTCCTGGGTTATCTGTAGATATGCCAGCCATGACGATAACGCCTGACTGGCTGTTTCAGGGGTGATCATGGTTGTTCACCTTCGCTAATATGGTTCTGCTATCGTTCACATGAGGCGGGAAAACATCATCAAGAACACAGCGAGATCCCAGATGGTTAAGTGTGGCAACAATTTTTCGGCACTCCTCCAGTCCGGGTGTGCGAAAATTTGCTTCGTAGTTCGCCAGACGGCTCTGTATCCATCCCAAATGAGTCGCAAGCTGCCTTTGAGATAGCCCCAGTTGCTTTCTGTATGTTGAAATTTTGTTCATTTAAAACCTCCGAATTTTATTATTCACAATTCGTGAGCATAGTCAACTACACATACGTGAGTATCATCAATTTCACGTAGCGTGATAAAATTCCAAACATGAAAACGATTGCAGAACAAATTGGCGAACGTCTTAAAACTATCCGCCAAAACAGAGGATTAAGCATGGGACGACTGGCTAAGCTATGTGGCTGGTCGGGGTCGTCACGCATTGCAAATTACGAGGCTGGAACGCGGAGTATTGGAGCTGAGGATGCCATTACGCTTGGCCAAGTGCTTGGCATTTCCCCCGCAGAACTAATGTTCGGTAAGCAGGAAAATGCCAACTCATGGCTGAGTGATAACCAACAAAAGCTACTCGAATTGTTTAATCAACTGCCAGCATCAGAGCAAACACGTATGCTTGATCTGTTTGAAATCAGATTAAAAGAAATTGATGAGTATGTAGAACAATACCTTAGAAGCAGACAGCATAAAAAAGATACTCCATCCTCTTGAGCTAACCTCCCCTCTTAGTAATCCCGCAAATGCGGGATTTTTTTTGCTTATCCATATCCCACCAAGAAAATAATGCTCACAATTCATATTGACAAATTACTCACGATATGTGAGCATTTGATGTATCAAGACAACGCCAGACCAGATAACAGCCGGACAATACCATGAGTTATCCCGCTGCTGAGTCGGGCTAAGTAGCCAGCCTGAGGCATACGAACATGACGGCAGTTGTTGGTAAGTAACAAGCGCAGTAGATAAAACGTTCCGCCGCCGGGCGTTAAGCGGATGAGGGAAAAATGAAAGCAATCGACTTAGGCAACAATGAATCTGTGGTTTATGGCGTATTTCCCAATAATGACGGTACGTTTACCGCCATGACGTTTACCAGAAGCAAAACTTTCAAAACTGAAGCTGGCGCACGACGCTGGTTAACAAGAAATCATTGTGATTAAGAGTCATACAGGAAGCCGGATTCAGAAAAGCATCCGGCGCAACACGAAAGCGCACTACGCAGAACCTTAATTAAGCTGGCAACACAGGAACCAGTGAGGTATGAGATGAACTTCAGAGAATTACCGATATCAGTCCAGAACATCGCAGCTCAACTGCTGGCGGATAGAATGCCGTGTGCCACCAACACCAGTGAAAACGAACCAGCAATGGCACTGGCCCAGAATATCAACGACGCTTTTACCAAGCTCTATAACCCTATGAAAACATATACCATTAACTATGACCCTGGTCGTCCTGGCCCTATAAGCGCGGAGGAGGAGCCGGAGCAAATTTAGCTATTTCATCCGCCAGCGCTATACATTCCTGAAACCCAGATGCGCGTAATTCATCGAGAATAACGTTTGCTTCACATGAATTATGAAGCTTGTAAAGGATAAGGGCGAGAGCATATTTAATCGCAACAAGCTCATTGGTGGATGCTTTTATTTTAGTTGTCATAACGGATTTCCTTTTACTGGTTGTGTGAGAACTCCAGTATACCACCGAGCCTGAAGTGGTAAAAAGACAGGCCGCCTGCTCCACGTTACGGAGCACACAACACGAAAGCGCGTTGCGGGATATGTTCATATTGATCCTGTCGTTAATCCAGCCTGACAGCGCGCTTCCGGTTGCGAGTGGAACCCGTGACATTGCTGTGTGTAGTCTTTGGCGGTACCAGTTCATTCCTTTCTGGTTTCCGCCCTTTTTAAAGCGAATTTTGTGGTGTGGTGAATGCGGCTAAGCGCACGCGGCACAGTTAAAAAGACATAACGGTCCTTCATGTTGTGGGTGGAAATAGTAGTCGGCGGTAATGGTTAACTGGTTATCGTCACCTGGAGGCACCAGGCACCGCACCAACAAAATTCGCTTATAAACAGGCAAAGAGGATAAAACGATGATACCTGTCATTACACCTCGTTCCGACTGGATGCGCAGTCCGGCTAAACAGCAGACTGCAATAAACAGAAAACCGGGCTTGATTCGTAAAATTTATACTCTACTCACCCAGAAAGGAGTCCCGACATTAATTAACTGCGCATATTGTCAGAAAGCAATACCGGAAGAGACCGCATACGAATATGAACTGATATATATGCACGGAACGCTTATTTCACGTAAAAAACAAAAATATTGCAGTAAACGCTGTGCCAGCCATGACCAGATGGCACATGAACTTTAATTAATCATTTACTGAAACAATAAAACTATGCCAGCAATTGCAGGGATTCACTCAACCTGAAAAAGGAAATAAAAATGAAAAATACAACGCCTGATGCAGCAGTATTACAGGAACTAAAAGAACTCACCAGCCGTATATTTAAAATATGCGAGCAAAACAATATGCCGGTAGTTATTGGCTATTCATACGAGTTAAGCAGAAACGAAGATGGCTATTCAATAAATAAATCAATAACTGCATATGCAGATGAAAAAACAGGGGCATGGGACTCCACTATAGCCGCAGCAGCCATGTTGCTCAAAGTGAAAGACGTCCCCCGGGAGGTTATTGGTGCACTGAAGAGCCTGTCTGTTGCCAGTGATTTTGCGCGGGCGATGTCTGAGGCCTCAAAGGAAAAAAGCCTGCATTAAATGCAGGCGCTTCCCCGGCTTTACATCCCGGCGATGCTGAGGTGAGCGACCAGACCCACCACCAGAGACATGACCAGTGAGCACCCGGAGAGGATTTTCACTGGCAAAACGATTTTAATCTTAACTGAGGTTAAAAAACAATGAGCATTAAGCAGGAAGAATATTCATTTTATTACAAGGTTAAAAATGAAAGTGCCAGGAAACGCCTCGGCTTTAAAGCCGGTTTTTTCTGGTGTACAGCTAAAAAGCAGTCACTCGCCCTCTCCCGTGGCGAACTGGCTATGGATGCTGCCGGATTTGATGAAGCTGATTTTGCCAGACCTGTACGCGTACATTTTCCGGTAGAAAATGACATTCCGCCCGAGGGTGTCTTTGACACTAAATTTTGTGAAAACCGCGAACCCGGTGGTGAAGACGGCAAAACCCTGACACTTATCCCCGGCGCAGCTTCTGCTGTTAAATCAGATGAAACAGAACTCGCCGACGGTGCTGGCACTCCTGCCGGAGAAAACGGGATACAGGAATCTCATAACCCGCCAGCAAACCCTCAACTGACCGTGGTTTCGACACTGCCGTTCCGCCATCGCGTTCTGGCACAGTATATTGGCGATGGAGAATATCTTTATCACGTCGATACAGACCAGAAAAAAGAAATCGCGTGTCTGGAGATGGATACTCAGAATACCACTGTCCAGAACCTGATACTCGCCGCAGAAAATGTAGAGCCGTTCAAAAAAGCTATCGAGCACGATATTCACAAAGCAGTGAATGCGTATAAACAGGTATTTCCTGTCGATGGAAAAGTGCCTGAGTTATGCACCACTATTAAGTTTTTTAAGGAATGGTTCAGTGCTGAACACATTAACCGCGGCCTGCTGGTTAAGGAATGGGCTGAACGCCTGAAGAATAAACCTGCACCCGTTAAAAAAACCGGGCCACATAAAGTAATTGTCGACGACGTAAATAAGCCAGAACGTCCACGCCGTAGCGAAAAACCGACACACAGAACGATTAACTATGAACTCGCCTGTGGTTTCTGTGAGGAGCTGGATCTGAATAACCTGCGTCCTGCAATGGATTTTGCAAAACGTATCATCGCCGAAGACCGGGAAGACTGGAAACAAATGTCGATGACAGTGGGCATTATTCCCGACATCAAAGGCTACGACCGACAGACCATTATTGACCTGGTACGCAAAGCGCCAAAGGCCGTACATAACGGTAATCCTGATCTTCGCCGGACGTGGTGCGAAAGCTTTCTTGCCGTTCATGGCGTTCGCGATCCGGACTGGTACGAATATGTGCCTGATAACACCCCAACAACTCATGAAGAAAATGCAGCAAGGCTTCGTCAGGCGGGCAAATGTCTGCGGGATATTGAGGCAGGGAGATTTCAGTGTGATGAAGAAAAACCGCAACCGACAGGCGAACTGGCAGATGAACCAGCAACGCCTGAAGCAGTGGAACAGGACACAACTGAACATCATCCTGACCCGCAGCCGCTGGAGAATGAGCCACCTGTAAGCCAGACAGAAGCAGGCTACCAGAAAATACGGGCAGAACTGCACGAAGCACGTAAAAACATTCCACCCAAAAATCCGGTTGATGTTGGTAAACAACTGGCAGCCGCGCGCGGTGAATATGTCGAAGGCATCAGCGACCCGAACGATCCGAAGTGGGTTCATAACAATTACAGCGCCTCAAATCAGGGTGAAAAAGAAGAAGTGGTGCCGGAGGAAAAACAACCAGCAGCAGAGCCGGAGACTGTCACCAGAAACGCGGACGGGACTTTCGATGTATCAGCGCTATTCCCGCCCCCCTCAAACCAGACCGAAAAAACGGAAGCCAGAACAGAAAGAGATGGAGAAACGCCGAAAGAGAGCAACCAGCAGGGAACGGCTGGCGATACAGGGCAGGAAATTACAACGGACGGTGGATCAGGTACTGGCGGTGATGAAGCTGGCGAAGCGGCAGATCCCGTAGAAAACGGAAATTTCACTGTCCCTGATGATATACAGCCAGGTATTTACTATGACATCCCTAACGAAGCGTATCACGCTGGCCCCGGCGTCAGTAAATCACAGCTTGACGATATCGCAGACACACCAGCAATTTATCTGTGGCGTAAAAATGCCCCCGTGGACACGGAGAAAACAAAGACTCTCGATACAGGAACGGCTTTTCACTGCCGGATACTGGAACCAGAGGAGTTCAGTAAACGCTTCATCATCGCTCCGGAATTTAACCGCCGTACCAGCGCAGGAAAAGAAGAAGAGAAAACCTTTCTGGAAGAGTGCGCCCGGACAGGAAGAACCGTGCTTACGGCAGAAGAAGGCCGGAAAATCGAACTTATGTACCAGAGTGTGATGGCGTTACCGCTGGGGCAGTGGCTGGTTGAAAGCGCCGGATATGCTGAATCATCAGTCTACTGGGAAGATCCGGAAACAGGAATTTTGTGTCGGTGCCGTCCGGACAAAATCATCCCTGAATTTCACTGGATCATGGATGTGAAAACCACTGCTGATATCCAGCGGTTCAGGACAGCTTATTACGATTATCGCTACCACGTACAGGACGCTTTCTACAGCGACGGTTATCGGGCGCAGTTCGGTGAGATACCCACCTTCGTCTTCCTTGTTGCCAGTACAACCGCCGAATGTGGGCGTTACCCGGTTGAGATTTTCATGATGGGTGAAGACGCAAAACTGGCAGGTCAGCGGGAATATCGTCGCAATCTGCAAACCCTGGCCGAATGCCTTAATAACGATGAATGGCCTGCCATTAAAACTTTATCACTGCCCCGCTGGGCGAAGGAGAATGCAAATGCCTAAACAGCCACCTATTGCAAAAGCCGACCTGCAAAAAACACAGGGAGCACGCACCCCGACGGCAGTGAAAAATAACAACGATGTGATCAGCTTTATCAACCAGCCTTCCATGAAAGAACAACTGGCGGCGGCCCTGCCCCGCCACATGACAGCGGAACGCATGATCCGGATAGCCACAACGGAAATCCGAAAAGTTCCGGCGCTGGGTGACTGTGACACTATGAGTTTTGTCAGCGCCATCGTTCAGTGTTCCCAGCTTGGGCTGGAACCCGGCGGCGCGCTCGGTCATGCCTATCTGCTGCCGTTCGGAAACAAAAACGAAAAGTCAGGCAAAAAAAACGTTCAGTTAATTATTGGCTACCGGGGAATGATCGACCTTGCCCGCCGTTCCGGACAGATTGCCAGCCTTTCCGCGCGCGTTGTCCGTGAAGGTGACGATTTCAGCTTCGAGTTTGGTCTGGAAGAGAAGCTGGTACACCGTCCGGGTGAGAACGAAGATGCACCGGTTACTCATGTCTATGCCGTTGCCCGCCTTAAAGATGGCGGCACACAGTTTGAGGTAATGACCCGTAAACAGATAGAGCTGGTACGGGCACAGAGCAAAGCCGGTAACAACGGCCCGTGGGTTACTCACTGGGAGGAAATGGCAAAAAAAACCGCCATACGCCGCCTGTTCAAATACCTGCCTGTATCCATTGAGATCCAGCGCGCGGTATCAATGGACGAAAAGGAGACGCTGACTATCGATCCGGCTGATGCGTCTGTCATCACAGGTGAGTACAGCGTCGTCGAAAACGCTGGCGTGGAAGAGAACGTGACCGCATAACGGAGACTGGCGGTCGCTGACCGCCTGAAATGACATGAGCAATCCATTTTTTATCAAATGCCTCAAAGATACAGAAGGCTGGTGGACTGAAGGCAAGATTTACGAAGCTCGCAGGGTTGCCGGTGGTTTTGCACAGTTTGGTGATGATAACCAACCAAACGGTGAGGACTGGAGCGCTTCTCCGATTCAGTACCGGGAGGATGGTTCGATCCTGTATCAGGTCGGTGGTCTGGATGGTGAAGTCATTTTTGAGGAGGCAGGACAATGAACTTTGCTATCAAACATCCGGCGATCCGTTATCACGGCGGTAAATTCCGGCTGGCATCCTGGATTATTAGCTGTTTTCCGGCGCACCGCTGCTATGTGGAGCCGTTCGGCGGTGGCGCGTCGGTGTTACTGAAAAAAGAGCCATCAGAAGCGGAAGTCTATAACGACCTTGATGGCGACGTGGTAAATCTGTTCCGCGTGCTTCGTAACCCTGAAAGCAGTCAGGCACTTATCGCTGCGTGCGCCCTTACACCGTATTCACGCGAGGAATTTACTCATGCTTATGGACATAGCGAAGACCCGGTAGAACGGGCCCGCCGTCTGGTTGTTCGGGCAACGATGGGCTTCGGCAGCGCAGGTGCCACAAAGGGCAAAACTGGTTTCCGCCTCGATACCCGGCGTAACAGCGCGACTGCTCAGGCTATCTGGGCACGTCAGCCTGATAACCTGGCGGCGGTGGCCAGCCGTTTTACTGGGGTACTTGTTGAGAACCGCGACGCTGTGACATGCATGAAAGACCACGATACACCTTCAACGCTGCATTTTGTTGATCCGCCTTACATACACGATACGCGTGTCGAAGTAGCAAAAAACAGCGCCTACCGCTTCGAAATGACTGATGCGGAACATGTTGCCCTGCTGGATTGCCTCAGGCAATTAAGTGGCATGGTTATTGTCTGCGGCTACGACAGCAAACTTTATAACGATGCTTTATCAGACTGGAAATGTATTACAAGAACCACGTCTGCTAATGGCCGGGCGGGTTCAGTACAACGAACAGAATGCCTGTGGATTAATCCGGCAGCACAGAAAAAGGAGACCGGGCCATGTACAAAATAACCGCCATCGTCAAAAAGCCGGGTAATTCCCCGACAAACTGGGTTCGTTTTTCTGACAAAAAAATGAATAAAGCCGAGTGTGAAAAAATGCTGTCCGGCAGAACTGAAGCCGGAAAATCACGCGAAGAGAAAGTCACGCTGGAAGAGTTTAAATGTATTAAGGAATAAAGAGCGCCTGCTGAATAATTAATTAACCGTAAAAATGCTTTTAAACACCGCTCACGCGGCGGGATTCGTACAGACTGAATGAGGGAGGTAATTGCAGCATGAAGAAGCCTGTCTGTATGTTCTGCGGCGCCCCGGCCCCCCTGCTTTGTGACGGGATCATCGGCTGGGATGCCGATGAGGATGAACACGGGCACATGACAAAATGTCGAGCCATGTTCACCTGCGATGCGCCCGTGTGCCGGAACTGCGCTACATGGCATGGCAACATATTTTTCGATGGGAAGATCCGGATGATGGATACACGCGACCTTTGCCCCCAGTGCCAGAAGTTACACGAAGCCGGCGAATTCATACGCGTTGCAGACTACCGGAAAAACTCCGCCCTGCCGCAACCCTGCCTGACTGAAGAGCAGGCTGACAGGATACGCGCCGCGCATTGGGCAGGATTTACAGGACGGCGCGCCGGAGATGTAAAAGTTTTACCGGGCGGCGGTCAGCAGTCCTTTAAATTTTACCCTGATCATTGATGTTCAACCCTGACCGACCGCCACACCGTATAGTTGGCGGCGGTCATGAAGTAAAGAGACATGACTATGAGCTTTGTGAGACTTGAAACCTGGGGTGAATTAAATTATCCCGATGATCCACCACCTCTCACAACACTAAGACGATGGGCGCGAAACGGAAATATTTACCCGACTCCAGTATTACATGGCAGGACGTATCGGGTTGATCCGGACGCGTTTTATATCAAGCCGAATAAAGTGGGACTGGTGCTTGAACAACACCATCCTAACGGGCGAACTGGTAAAAAAAGTGCGTTGCTGGAGCGGTTAATAAATGAGTCAAAAAAAGTATGATGCTAATCTCCCCAAAAATCTGACTTATAGAAGATCCAGGAAAACATTCGCCTGGAGAAATCCATTAACTAATGAAGAAATTCAGCTAGGTCAGATTTCACGCAGGGATGCAATTGCTCAGGCAATCGAAGCCAATCACTTTATTGCGAAAAACTATACCCCCGTAGGGCTGATTGAAAAGCTAAAAGGAACGGACTCACTCACCGTTACAAAGTGGGCAGAACAGTATGAAATACTATTAAAACGGCGTAACCTGTCAGCTAATACATATAAGATACGCGGAAATCAGTTAGAAACAATAAAAGAGAAAATAGGGAGAATGCTTTTAATAGAAGTATCTACTCGCCATATTGCTGAATTTCTGGAAACTTGGATAGCAGAGGGGAAAAACACAATGGCCGGAGCCATGCGTTCTGTACTTTCCGACATGTTCAGGGAGGCTATAGTTCGAGGACATATTGCGCATAATCCAGTGGAGCCAACACGCTCCCCCAAGATCGAAGTCGCTCGTGATCGTCTGAGACTGGATGTATATAACAAAATTAGGGAGGCAGCAGAACAACTTCCTGCATGGTTCCCGCTGGCTATGGATCTAGCCCTTGTTACCGGACAGCGACGGGAGGATCTATCATGCATGAAGTTCAGTCACATTATTGATGAGCGACTGTACGTTAAGCAAATCAAGACCGGGATGAAAATCGCTCTGCCACTTTCGCTCAACCTTCCTTCCATGGGTTTACGCCTCAGTACGGTGATTGATCGTTGCCGCCTGGTAAGCCGTAGCGAATACCTTATCAGCGCTGGCATACGCAAAAACAGCCCGAACGGGAGTATTCATCCTGACAGCCTGACTAAAAAATTTGTTGCGGCACGAAAATTGACCGGAATAAATTTCAGTGAAAACCCACCGCCGTTTCACGAGATCCGCAGCTTATCCGGACGACTGTATAAAGATGCTTACGGGGAAGGGTTTGCTCAGAAACTCCTGGGGCATACTTCCGAGAACACAACAAAAATGTACCTTGATGAGCGAGACGAAAAGGCATACATGATGCTCTAATTTTCTGTTTTAAAAATGTTAAATCAGATTTTGTTGTGATATAAAGGAAAAAAGACCGAATACAGAAATTCGGACAAATTTCGGACATTTTCGGACAAACGTTTTTAACTACTTGATTTATAAGAAAAATAAAAAGAGACCGAATACGATTCCTGTATTCGGTCCAGGGAAATGGCTCTTGGGAGAGAGCCGTGCGCTAAAAGTTGGCATTAATGCAGGCTAAATCGCCTTGCCCTTTAAGAATAGATGACGACGCCAGGTTTTCCAGTTTGTGACGAAGGTGATTGAAAAAACCTGGCGTTTTGTCTGTCATCAGAGATAAAAAAACCGTAAGCCTTTTCGTGAAGGTTTACGGTTTTTTATTAAAAATCAGTCAGCTATTGGATGGATCACAAAGCTTTTGCGCACGTTCGATAAACGGCGCCAGACTCATTTTCTCACCGGGCTTCGCCGGGTTATCGATTTGAATGACGGCAATAGGCTGAGCGCGCGTTTTACCCTCCGCTACTTGCTGTTCGGCAATGGCATTCAAGGGATACTGCACCAGCGTACTGGGGTTGATCACATAGAGCGCCTGACCAGGCCGACAGGTCAACATGACCTCTTCCCGATTAAACGCCCACTTGTCTTTTCCTACTTCAAAACGACTTACGGTAATCACCTGCGGCGCCGCCAACGCTACGCTCGAAGTGGCCAGCAGAAGCGCCGGAAGGAGTATTTTTTTCAT